AAGCACTTGTAGTTTTATCTTTAGCTACTTTTTCAAAGTCAGAAAACTTCTTTGATACGTCAGCTACTTTCTTATCAACTCCACTAGTATCTAATGTAATATGAATGACCTTTTCATAACTTTCAATCTTGTCCATTATTTTGCTCCTTTCATTATATTTGCTTTATTGTGAATACTTACCATACACATTTCATACAAATCCAATACTTCATATATCGAATACACATTAGTTAGCTCATACAATGTTGCATACCTATTTGTTATCAGTATATAGAAGATTGGATTTGAACGTTCTGTGTAAACTAAGTTGACTTTTGATATTCCAGAGTCATCTACTTTTGTTCTTTCTTCGATTCTCTGGAAGGCTGAAAAACTGGTAATAAGATTTCTAAAATGAATAAGTCAACTAATTTCTTACAAGCTAAATAGTCTTTTTCTAAAGACATTGGCCAGTAAACCTCTTTGTCTTTTTCTTTTGCAGGAACCCATTCAGTTTCAGTCTTAAATTCTGTATTTTCTAAGATTTCTTTAGATAAAGTTTCAGTACGTTCAACATCAGATAGTTTCATTTGATAACCTAAAGCTATCATTTTTGCTGGTGACATCTTCTTAAATCTAAAGATATGTTTCATTCCTTCTACTTCTAATTCGAATTCTTCTAATAACTCCATATTGCCTCCTATGCTGATGGTTTAGCAAACGTAAATTGATTTGCTACAAATTCTTCTACTGTATATTGATTAGCATGTTCAAGTAAAATATAGTAATCTTGTAGACCATTAGTAGTTCTACCAGTTACAGTTAATACTACTTCACTTCTTTGACTATCAAAATCGATATAAGCTCCAACTAAAGGCCAAGTTCCAGATGATGAATAGTAATAGCCAGAAATAGTCATAGGAACTTTTGTATTGACATACATGTTCTTAAGAAAGTTAAACATATCTGATAATGTTGAGATTGGAGTACTATCAGCTGTGAATACATCAAATACTAGATACCATTCTGAACCACTACTTTTAATGTCAATCAAAGTCTTATACATATACAGTATATCTTGTTTTTCACTAGCTACATCATCAACATACTTCTTGTTAGCAGCCTCATCATCTAAAATTGGAGTATCTAATCCTTTAAGTTGCTTGTTTTCCATATTGATGTAAGTAGACATATTATTGAAAATCTGTTCTGATTGATTAGCAATAGTCTTTTCTAATAAGTTAGACATTATAGTCTTGAACTTATCTTTAGCTGTTTCAAAATCATCTTCAATTAAGAATGAATCGTATAGTTTAGGTGAAGCTTGTAAAGTATCACATAAATCCATCATTGCATCTAAGTATGCTGTTGCAAATGATGTAGTTTCTTTTAGACCAGTGTTTACATTGACTACTTTGATAGGGTCACCAGGTGTGAAACCATTAGTTCTTTCTGTATTACTAGCATTCTCATATTCTGATGAGCTATAAATCTTAGGTGATACCGCATTAGGAGCATGAATTGAAAATCCGTTTTCAGTATGCTTTGCCATAGTTAATCACCTCTACTTTGTAGCATTATCTAATGAAATGTCTTTGATAAGCTTTTTGTTTTCTTCAACCTTAGCTGCCTTTTCTTTCTTAGCTAATTCTAGATTGTCAGCCATTGTTTTAGCTTCATCACTAGCATCCTTTTCATCAATTTCTCTACCAAGAGTTAAGATACCACCTTGCTCTAAAGCTTTAACTGTCTTCCAATCTTTGATTTCAGCTGGATACTGATGTTGTCCTTGTAAGATTAGAATTGAAGTTCCTACCCAATTTGGAAGAACTCTTTTAATATTGTCCTTAATACCTCTTAGTTCCATCTTAGTTACGTCAACACTATCTAAGTCCTGAGTAACCGCTATAGTCTTTTGTGATTGAATTAGAATAAATTTTGCCATTGTCTTATTTTCCTCCTTAAATTTAGCAATTTTCTTCATCATTATCTATAATGTATGTTCTCATTCTTCTTTCATCTACTGATTTATCAGATTGAATAGCTGATAGAATTCTAGATGGTTTTTCTGATTTAGCAGCTCTAAGAATTCGAACATTCATTACATTTACGTTAGTTCTACTTGTTTCCTCTCCCATAAATCTAAGAATTTCTCTTACATTATTGAAAGTATACAAGCAATTTTCACCATTTATATCGTAAAACCGAATAAAATGATGTCTCTTATAATATTTGTGAGGTTCCTCTACTTTCTTATACATTAGTGCTTACCTCCAAATATTCGTTTGAATAAGCTATCTTTCTTTTTAGCAGGTATTTCTACCTTTTCATTTTTGTCAGTATCAACATCTAAGTTGTCTAAATCTATATCTTCCATTTCATTAGCAACTTCATTTGATAGCTCCTTTTTGATATAGTCATCTGTAAGACCTAAATCAATAACTCCCTTACTAGTATACTTCATAATAGCATAGCCTAGTTTTTGAGGAGTTAAGATACCAGCATCTTGTAAAGTTATCAACATATCATTGAAGTCTTTCATTGCCTCAACTTTTTCTTTAGTTTGTCTCTTAGCAATGATTGAATTGAACTCAAAATCAATTGGTTCTGTAATTCCTAGAATTGCAAAGATACTTGTTAACAACTTAGTTACTGGGTCTGTTAAGAACTCGTCACACATACCGTGTAAGACATTATCATATCTTTCCATAGCAACCTCATCAGCACTAAATCCACCTTCTAAGTCACCATAAAGAATTCCAGACATATCTAATGCAGCAGCAATTAAAGTCATATTAGTTGTCATTAAGTCTGATAGACCGCTAATTCCACCAAATGAGAATTGCTCATAATCATCTTCTTTGTCTAAGAATGTGATTGAATTGATGTTTCTAGCCCAAGTGACCATCTCTAATCTTGTGTTTAACTGTTCTTGTCCTTCTTCATCTTTCGAACCATTGAAAATGCCTGTCATACCTGACATCTTAACAATTTCCAACAATGATTTGTTGACTAATGATGTGATATCAGCTTTCAACTGGTCATCTCTCATTAACTCATTGATAATGTGAGCACCTTCTGCATAACCCCAACCTTGTAAATAGCCATTCTTAATAATGTTAGGAGCTTGTCTATTCTCATAACGAATTACATAAGAATGATGGAACTTTGTTTGACTTCCATTTGCAAAAGTAATTGTATACATTTCTGGCTTTCCATAATCGATATTAGTCATATCTGTGACTGTTTTGCTATAATCAGTAGATAAGCCATACCATCGGTCAGTAACGTATAACCTCATTGTCTTTCCTTTGATTTTTGCTTTGCTTAAAGGCTTTTCATAATCTTTATCTTTGATGCCTTCAAACATCATTACTGCTACAGCACCACCATATAAACGTCCCCACTTACATAAACTAATAAGAGGTTGCTTATACTTCTTATACATTGCTAAAACTTTGTCAGCATCTTTTTGAATATTGACTGTAATACCAGCACTAATCATATCACTAGCAGGCTTATCAATAGCTTTCTTAAATACCCAGCTGTCATTATAAATAGCAGTCCAAAATGGGTAGTTCAAACTATCATTTGTGACTCCATATTGACTAAAGCCTTTTACGATATCATCAGTACCAACAGCTAACAAACTATTGCCATAAGCATCCTTAACAGGTTTTGAGTCCTTGATTGTCTGCATTGTCTTATCCATAGAATTGGTAAGACTGTCATTCAGACGCAAATATGACTCATTGTTGAAGTTCAAGGCAGCAGTTAGCATCTTATTCTTTAATGCTTGAAGTTTAACTTTGTTGATGCTATCTTTTACTTCCATTTTCTGTTCTCCTTTCCTATTGAATTTCATATATATTATTATATATTATGATTATAACTCATTTTGAAGATAATGTAAACATTTGTAATCAAATTTGACTAAAAACGTTTATGTCAAAATTTGATAAAAAGTCAATTCTTCAAGGTAGCTTGAAATTGGTAGTTTCAAAAGCTTGAAAATTGACTGTTCAAAAAAGGTCAAAATTATTAACTTATTAACTTTTTTTTATATATTATAATTATTTTTAAATATATATATACTTTTGATTACATTTTTTTTATTTTTTTTAATATATTAAAATAAGTTAATAACTTAATAATTTTAATCCAAAGTATTACCAGATATACACTTTTGTTTATTAACTTTTTTTATTAACTTGTTATTAACTTTTTCTAACCATTAAAAAACTTAATAATTGCTTTATTAACTTTTTATTAACTTTAAAAACTTAATAATTGCCATAATAAAGTTAATAAAAGAAGTTAATAAAATTTGTTAACTTTTTATTAAAAACTTATTTACATTTTATTAAAAATATGTTACAATAATAATATAAAATAATAATATAATTCAATCGGAGGAAACAAAATGAAAAACAGAAAGAAATACTACATTGAAAAGAAAGAAGTTACTTATGGTGGACAAGTTCATTATGAATATGCAATTACTCATGAAGGTGAAACTCATCCGGTATTCTACAACATTACAGAGGAGGAAGCTAATGCAAAATTAGATAAGATGCAAAATCATACATTCTACTTATCTGATTATGATAATGATGAGATAAGAGAATTTGGTAAGAAAATTCAATTCCACAAAATACTTGATAGAGTAAGAAAAATGTTTGGTTTGAATTTGAATTTCGAATGGCCTAAGATAAAAGAAGATAGACTTGGTTGTCCTAGAAATATCGAAATCAAAGGAACTGATGATTTAACTAAATTAAATGATGCATTTGCTATTTTATTCAAATCAGCATATATCGAAACATTCAATGGTTCAATATCTTGTAATAGAGAAACTGGTAAGCTATTTGCTTGGGGTAATCTATCATTAAGATTTGAAGTATATGACGGTGGTAGAAATGGTATCAATCTATTAGATTTCTGGTATGATGAAGAAAATGGTATGAAGATTACAACAAATAAGGAACTTTACTTAGCAAACATGAAATATGAGGAGGAAGAATAGTATGCCAAAAAGAGAACCAAGATTTGAAGTATTGTGGTACAAAAGACAAATTGTAGAAGACAAATATGAAAATACTGAAAACTATGAAGATTACGAAACTAAAGAATTCTATACTAGAAAAGCTGCATTAAAGTTCTATGAAGAACATAAGAATGACACTGATAAGTATGGATGGTGGGTGACACATCGTAATTCTGATTGGGAAGTCATTGAAGATATCATTGCTTAAGGAGGAAATATGAGACTATTCGTAATTAAAGGCTTGTATTATGGTAAGACTGGTCAAGAACAAAATCCAACGTATTATGGAAACTTAGAAGGTTGTATGAACTATGTTGATATCAATTTCAGTCATTGGACTTACAAAGGTGAAACAATTGAGATTTACACTAGCAATATCAAAGTAGCTACTAAATCTTTTGTAAAGAAAGTAGATGAAGCTGGTGAATATTATGAAGCTACAGATTGGAAAGTCAATAGGAGGATTGTATGTTAGAAGATACAATGTCTAATAGTGAAATTCTTGAAAAATATTTAGGTAAGAAAACAATATACTTGTATTGGCATAATCAATACATTGGATTGCTTAGTTACAAGATAGACAAACGATATGTTAGATATACTGATACAACTATAGAAATAGCTCAATTTGTTGATGGTTCAATATCTGAAGGTTATGTAGGAATACAAACTACTATTTGTATCAATTATGACAAATTAGAAATAGAAGGTGAACAACATGAATGACTTAGAACTAATCAAAAAGCCTAGATTAGGTAGCAAGATTTACGTATTATTCAACAATAGCATTAGCAAAGTATCAGTCTATATGAAAGGCAAAGACAATTTCTGTCATAGTGAGTCATTCAATGATATGTATCTTTCATTGTATAAACGGCCATTAAGATACGATGACTATGGTAAGACTTGGTTTTCAACATTAAGTCAAATAGCTAAACGTTTCAATTACAAAGTAAAGTTTGTTAAAACTGCTGATAATTATTGGGAAATCATTGAAAAGGAGATGAAACAATGTGGAAAGCAATAATAGAATTCAATAATGGTAAAATCTATGAAGTTGGAGTATTCGCTACTAGAGAAGAAGCACTATTTGAAGGAGAATACGCAATTGGTATAACAGCACCTGAACTTATACCTGAAGATAAAAATTTCTTAGAATTGAAAATAGTTAAGAAATATAATAAGGATTACACTTCTATGGAGCCATTCGAATATACGACAGTTAGATTAAAACTTATCGAACTAAAGGAAATGAAATGATGAAAACAATTAGACTTCAACACGTGTTATCTGAGATTGTTGATGTTAAAAGCTACACTGGTGAAAATTGCAAAAAATGTGGTAGAAATAGAGTTGAACTTATCACTTTGTCAACTGGCAATAAATACCACATTTGCGAAAAATGTAGATATATTGAAGAACAAGATAGATATTGTGATAACAGTGAGTTTTCATATGATATCTACTCTAATCATAAAACATACTTAAATGAAGTACTACGTAGGGAGGAAACAATCTGATGAAAAAGAAAATCGGTGATTTAACTTTAAAGGAAGTGCAAGAAATTTGTAATAAAGGTTGTGATAATTGTCCTAGAAAATTAGTCGCAGTATGTAAGAAATTAGGCTTTTATTTATGTATGTTAGAAAATTTAGACAAAGAAATAGAGGTGGAAGAAGATGAAACATATAGGAAGAATTAAAGTTTTAAAAGAAGCAGAAGATATTATGGATTGCGTTTGTGTATGTCCTCATTGTAATAATCACGTTTTATACGGACAAATGATGATGACAAGTGGTATTCATAATTGTCCTAAATGTAATGCTGAAATAAATAGACAAATCAAATTAGACAAAGAAGCTGACTACGATGTTTATATGAGAAAAGCAAACGGACACGAATACGAGCCTTATAGATACAACGAGGTAGGAAAATAATGAAAAAAGAATTTGAAGAAGCGTTGGAAAAGTTAGAAAGTATACGAGAATATTCACACTCATTAACAATGGTAAATTATCTTGTTATGAATTCTGATTTAGATATTGTTGAACAAACATTACTAAAGGCACAAGAGCAAGAAAAGGCATTAAAGATTATTTTTGAAAAGAACGTTGATATAGATGACATTAAACTTTATAAGAACTATGAAGATTATTGTAAAGGTAAAGAAAAATGGTTATTAAGAAAAGATTTGTGGCTTACCGAAAAAGAATTTGATACATTAAAGAGGTGGAAGAATGAAAACTGTAATTAAGCCTGGAAATACATCATACATTCATACTTGTACTCATTGCAAATGTGTGTTTAGTTATCAAATATATGATTGTTCTCATTTTGTTAACTATTCAATAACTTGTCCAGAATGTCATGTTAGACAATTTGTAAAGCTTACTAAAGAACAAGAGGTAGAAGTAAATGAACAAAAGAAATGAGCAATTAGCAAGACATTTAGCAAACAACATTCTAGTAAATGGTATGCTACAAAGAATGACTGAAGAATATGAAGACAAGATGGAGTCATCAAGAGAATACTGGAAAGCTGAAAATGAAAGAAAAGCTAAAGAGTATCGTCAAAGTATGGAATACAAGCAAAAGAGAGCCAAGAAAAAGGCTAACAGAAAACTAAGAAAGAAAAGTCAAGGTAGATAAGTATGAATGAAGATAAGATACTAGATGCTGTTGTCAACTATATTGAAAGAAGAATTGCAATAGAACCAATTGAAGATGCTAAGAAAGCATTTCAAGAAATTCTAATCCATATTGAAGTACTTAAAGATGTTTGTAAAGAAGGAGGTGAAAAGAATGAATAATGAAAAGATTGGCTACACTAATACTGATGAAGTTAAAGAAGTCATAGAAGTTAAGCCTAATAGAAAAGAACGTAGACATCCTAAAATGCCTAGAAGTATGATGACTGATTGCATTTCTGATGAAGAAAGAGCTTTTCGTAATCGTAAAAATAAGTTAGCTAAGTCAGCAAGAAAAAGAAACAGATAGGAGGAAATTATGAAATTTGAGTATGCATTAGCTTTACTAAAAACTGGAGCAGCTATGACTAGAACACATTGGAATGGTGCAGGTCAATTTGTCTATTTAGTTCCAGCTGATAGATATGAAGCTAAAACAAACATTGCTAAATCAATAGCAGATAAGGATGGTAAGGTAAACTATAATGCTTACTTTGCTTTAAGAACTGTTAACGGAATGATTTCTACTTGGGTTCCATCAGTCACAGATTTATTAGCTGAAGACTGGGAGGTAGTAGAATGAACGTAACAGTTGATACTAAACGTATGAGAATTATGATTGGCATTCTCGGAATGTTATTACCTTGGTTAGTAGCTCTAATAACATTGTCTTGGCCTCAATCAATTTCTATCACTTACTATAGCCTATTTGCAGTAGGAACATTTATGGTAGTCTTAGGAAGTGCTGGTATACTACTAATCAATTACAAAGGTTATAGCAAAATAGATGACATTACATCTACAATCGCTGGTGTGTTTGGCATTCTAATTTGTCTATTTCCTATGACTTACTTACCAGACCCATCAATGAAAACTGGTATCTTACATTTACCATCAAACATCAGTAATGTCTTTCATTGCATTTCAGCTATGACATTCTTTGGAGTATTAGCTTATATGTCATTCTTCTTGTTTACTAAGACTAACGACAAATCAACAATGACTCAAAAGAAAAAGATTAAGAACATCATCTATAAAGTTTGTGGAATAGGCATGATATTCTCATTCTTGTTGTTCTTACTAAAGTTCATTCCTGGATTTGATTGCTATAACTTGACTTGGATTATAGAGGCAATAGCATTATTCTTTTTCGGTTTAAGTTGGATTGTAAAGTCTGATGCTTTCCCATTCTTAAGCGATAGAAAGCTTAAACCTAAGTTCTTACATAAAGGTAGAAACAGTATTGAAAATAAGCCTGAAGATTAGTCTTTGGGCTTTTTTAACTTTTTTTAACTTTTTATTAAATACTTATTTACATTTTATTAAAAGTATGATACAATAATAATATAAAATAATATAATATTTTATCACATATAAATCGTAAAGGAGAATTTAATATGAAGAACATTAAGAACAAATACTTTATTCAAACTATGGACAGTTCAGAATACTTATCTACAAGCATTCAAATTACAGCTAAGCAATATTGGAAAGAATTTGAAAACTGTAAAAAGTATATGAATGACCATAACGCAATTTTATCTGATGAAGATAAAGAATACTATAGTTATCGATATGAAGATGAAGTTAAAGAAGAAGAAACATTCAAATCAGTTGATAGAATTTTCTATCTTGGTGGCTCAACTGTATTTTTAACTCAATTAACTTGCAAACCTGGTTTTACATTTACACATAGGAGGTAATGAAATGAAGAAAGAACTAATCTGTTGTATTTGTGGTAATGTTATAAAGAAAGATGGTTGTCCAGATTATTTTGGAAACAATCCTAATGGTGCTATGTGGAAAGATTTAGATGGCAATATTTGTGAACCTACATTCAATCCTGATGATAGATGCTGTGATGAATGTGATAACAAGTATGTCATTCCTGGTAGACTATATCGTTATGCTAAACTATCAAAGGAGGGTAAGTAAATGAAGAACGAATTAAAGCAAATGTATGCTAATGACTTTAAAAGTTTCATTGATTGTTTATCAACTAAAGATTATGACATCATGTTGAACGATGAAGCTGGTCAAGTAATTTGTAATCTTAAAAACGACAACAAAGAATTGAATGTCTCAGTATCTACTTTAGGTAAAGTCATATATGCATCAATTTTCTACAAAGAAATATGTATATGTGCTGTTAAATGTCATTCAATAATAATTTCAGAAAAGGAGAAAAAGTAATGTTTAAAGCAAATATTTATTACGATGGAGTTTATGCTAAGACTGTATATGGAAATGAATATGCAGAAACTGGAAAGTCAGCTGACAATCTTGTAAAAATTGCAAATGAAGAAACTGAGTTTAAGCCACTATATGAACGTGGAAGTGTATTTGAAGTTAGTGACTTTGCAATATTCAAAGATTTCTGTACAGAGCATAACTTAAAGCCATTTAGACCTGAAAGTTTAGAGGCTTTTAGAAAATCAGAATTATGGAGGTATATTAGATGAACATAACAATTCCAGATTTTGTCACATCACAAATCAAATTAGATGCAAATTCAATCAACATTTTAGCTGTAGACCATACTAAACTAACTGATGAAAATAAGAGAAAACTAAAGAATATGTTGATAGCTTGCAATGAGTTAGGTTTTGCAGTAATATTGATTAAAGATGATATGCTAGTAGATAAGCAAGAAGAATTGAAACAACTTTTAAAAGAAACACAGGAGAAAAATCATGCAACAGAATAAATTCAAAAGACATGTCAATAGACTTATATCAGAACAAAAAGATGGCAATGCTAAAGAGATTTACATCTATATGGACAGGGCAGCAATAACTTGTACATCAATCAAATTTGCATATTCAGAAAACGGACTAAGATTTGAAGATAAGATATTCTGCTATGTTGATGACTTTTTAGTAGCTTGTATCGAATGTTCATTAGTCACATCATTCTCATTTTTAGATTATCAGGAGGACAGAGTAGATTTATGAGATTATGGCATTATGAGATTTTACCTTACTTACCAAAGGGACAATTACTTTCTCAATGGAAAGAACTTAACACAATGTTTGTAGCACAAAATAAACACATCTTATGGAACTATGCATATACTTGCTCATTCCAAAAACAAAACTTATATCATTATAGCTTATATGTAATCAAAGAAATGATTAACAGAGGCTACAAAATCAATTCTTATGACAATATGTACAATTACTTCAAAGATAGAATTAGTTATGAAGAGTTTGTTAGTAATCTTCAACATTTAGATACATTAGATTTCAAGCCTTATGTTGATTATCATAATGACAGATATCTACTACAAAACTTTTTCAATCTACAAGAAAAATATGATAGACATCAATCAGACTTCTATTATGATGTGTATAACAGACTTTTAGAATTTATTAGAGAAAGATTTAAGAATTACGACATCTTAAACTTGTTAAAATAGTATTTCTAAGTTATTCTTTTTGTTATATAATATATTTATATATTTGATACATAAAAATTACTCAGAAGTCAAATTTGATATATCTAGTAATAAAGGAGATAATTATGATAGATATAAATAAAGAAAAAAATAGAATAAACGATACTATCGATACTCAAGCTTATCTCATAAAACCTCTGTATGAATGGAGAGACATACTTAATAAAGAATGTCAAGTATATGTTATGAATGAACAATACATTGCAAAACGATTTGACCAAATCAATTTTAAGTTTTGTTCACAACAACAAGCAAAAGAAATTTTGATAGACAACTTGTATGCATTACTTCGTTTTAAGTATTTCTCTCAAACATCAGATGATACTGAAGAAAGAATAGACAGTATTGTAAAATCGTTTACAGCTAACTTGAAAACTACTTTATTGAAAATAAGCACATTACATACAGGTGATGGTAGAAAAGTATCATTTCTTCCAAAAGAATGTATAGCATTCAAAAATGGAGTTTTCAATTTTAAGACTAACAAATGGCTATTTCAATATGACATTATACATGTTGAAAAGCTACATAATACCTTGTATATGTATGACCCATCATATATCATCTTGTGGTATTTCAACTTCAATTTCACACCATTAGGCTTTAATGTTATGGAAGACAAATTAGAAGATGTCATTGAGATTATGAAGATAGATACAAAAGCTAAACAAAACTCTTGTTTCGAACTTATGTATAATATGGCTCACAATTCTGTTGATGTATTTGATTTTGAAAGGTTCAAGCATTTATGTCAAATCATTGGCTATAACTTACTTCAAGATTTCTGTGAGGCGTTCGTTATATTAGTTGGTTCTGGTGGTAATGGTAAGAACTCATTATTTGATGGTTGTATGATACCGTATATTCATCCTAGACCAACATCAAACTCATTAAAGTCTATTGAAACTGATAGATTTATTGGTGGTGTATTTGAAAATCATGCACAAAACATTTACTTAGAGTCACCTGGTAAAGGTAAAGCAACTGAAGTTTATGAGGACTCAACTAACTTAAAGAACTTAACAGGTTCACCTTATCAAACAGTTGAAATTAAGGGCATTCAAAAGTATCAGTCTTATATCAATTGTAAGCATACTTTTAGTATCAATAGTCAACAATCATTAAAGTTTGGTGATACAACTCCAGGTTTTAGAAGAAGAATTAACATCTTTGAAATTTGGTTTGCTTGGGATGCTGAAGGAAGATACTTGAAAAAGGGAGACTATTACGATACAACTTTTTCTGAAGATTTACATGAAATAACTGATAACATAGAAAATGCAATAATGTTCATATACTTTGCAATGTATGGAATTTATTCTGCAACTAATGGATTTGAAACTTCATTTAAGTTTACTAGAAACGATTGGTCTTTAGACTATACTGATTTAGACTTAAATTTAAAAGATAGATTGAATGCTATAACAGCAAATCAGATTGTTGATTATGCTAAGAATAATCCAGAAGATTTTGATACAGCAATATATGATGAAACTGGAAAGTATCGACTTTACAAAAGTTTCGTATTTAAGACTTATGGCTATAAAGATAAGTCTGATGTCATAAAGATTTTTGATGATGATGAATTAAGAGCAGAATTCTTTTCTGAAAATGATGTATACATAAGTTTAAGAGCTATTCAAATTGCAATGAAAGATACTAGAACTCCAACATCATTTACACAGGCTGTTAAGAAATTGTACAACATCAATCAATTTCAAAAGCTTTACAATAACAAACCATATATCAAAATCAATTTCGTAGGAAAACGTATAAGAATTATGGAGTAGGAGGTATAGTATGCAAGTAGAACTATTAGTAAAAGTTAGAATTCCTTATACTAATCATTACATTGACAAAGGAACTATTCTAACAGTAGATGATATCAAAGGCTACTATTACGTATGTCTTTATGAGAACACTGTTGTATCTATTCATAAAGATAATTGTTTGGAGGTGAAATAATGGATGAAAGATTAGAAAGAATGTATCGAAATGACTACTGCGTATTCTATGGTAGTCAATCACCAGTTCTAGACGATTATAAAGCTGTTGATACAAAACTAACTGTCTTAAATTTGCTTATGACTAAACGAATTGATTTGTATCACATTCATTCAACAGGTAGTTATACAGCATTTTGTTTAGTTGAAAGACCAACTTGTGACCATATCACATTAAAAGAATATACTATGATAAAGGAGGAAATGACAAATGCCAAGAAAGAAAAAGCAGCAAAACGAAAATCAAAATCAAAGTCAAAATCTAGCGAACATAACACCTCAGCAAATTGTTGACATCATTGAAAGTGACAAAGAAGACTTTACTGTAGACCCTGACAATAAATACGGTATGCCAGATGAACAAAAAGCATTTGTCAAGTATTACTGTATTTATCGTAGTATTCCATTAGCTACTCAATTATCGCATATTGACTCAGACACAGCTATAACATATTTCAGTTCTTATTCAACACAACAAGAAATAAGACGAATATTCAGAATGATGACTCATAGACAATTCAAAACTAAGATGTTGTCTATAGCTGACTGTGGTGCTTACTTATCAAGTTTGATAACTGGTGAAAATGTGTTAGAGGCTGATAAGCTTTCAACTAAAGAGAAACTCCAAGTAATCGGTATGATAATCAACTTGAATATGAATATGAAAGAGGCATTCATCAATCCTGCTAAATTAACAAATGCTGATATTGAAACTCAGTTAAAGACTTTGTCAGTTGATACTATTCGTAATATGATAAACACTGAAACAGACAACAATAAGAAACAAGAAATCATTAGTAAGCTTAACATAGATGGAGCATTATCTATGGAAGAGACTAATTACTTAATGACATTATCTGTTGACGAATTGATGTCTATTTTGCAGTCTTTTGAAAAAAAGTAAACTTTTTGTTAAAAACTTATTTACTTTTTATTAAAAATATTATATAATGATAATATAAAATAATAATATATTTTATGCATAACAAATCATATCATGCGGAGGAAACAATATGAAAATCAATGAAAGTACAAAAATCAAAAGAAACAAAAAGAAAGAATACTGGTTAATTACTTCTGAAAGTAAGCTTTTAGCTGAAACAGTTGAAGAAATTAGACTTATCAAAGATTTAAGACATCTTGCAAAAGTTAAATCTAATGAAGAATTAATCGGTCAACTTAAAGAAGATTTAATTGCTTCTTTAACATCAAAAATAATTAACAGACAATCTGCTAATGCAAACACAGTTGAACAACCTAATGAAGTTGCAAATGAGATAAAACCTTATATGAGAGAACATCACTTAGTCAAATATTTGTATGACAACAATCTAAAGTTAACTCAAAAAGAACTTGATTGTTTACAAGCAATATTCGGTCAAGGTAGTTTCTATGAAGAGTCTGCTAATTACAATGAAGAAACTAAAGAATACTATGTTGCAGACTATCCTACATTCATCGGTTGGGAAATTACTGAAGAAGAAGTTAAAGGTTGTAGAGGAGCTTTAGCTAGTTTAGTTAAGAAAGGTATTCTAGAAATTGGTTCAGATGATGTTAATGGTGAAAAAATGGCTACATATTACATTAAGTATACACCTGATTTCAAGAAAGATACAGAATACTATCATGAATTAGATATACCAACAGAGCTTATTAAATAAGCTCTGACTTTATTACAAGGAGGTGAAACAATGCCATATTCAATGAATAAGCAAGCTTTCCAAATTACTGGAACTACATTTGAAGATTTTGAAAAATGGTGTAAATTAACTGGCAATCCATTGTATGCTAAATCTTCAAAAACTCTATTCTTTAAAGGAATACTTGACGGAACAATTAGAAAATCAAAAGAAGGTATCGTAGTATGCAACACAGCATAAAATATGAAGTAGTTTTGCATTTTAGAAAGAAAAGAAAAACGGTCGAATTGATAATGTCATTTGAGAAACTTCAAGAATTTAAGCAAACTCTTGAAACTAAGCTATTCATAAATGTAAACGATGAATTGCTAATCAACAAGTATGATATATCTACAATCGACATTAAAATGAAGGAGAAACAATATGGAAGAAGACGTAAAATTTATTGATGCTAAAAACATATTAAAGCCGCATCATATGCAATCATTTTTAGACTTATGCTCTGATGAAGAACAAATTACTGTAGTAGTATCTACAGATGAAAACTTCATTTTGACAATAACTAAGTCTGAAATTGTCAAAAGCTTATTTAATAAGTCTTTGGTTGAAGTTGCTAAAACTGAAAATGATGTAGTGACATATGTTGCTAAACAAGCAGTATTTGAAATAACAGGTCATGATGTCACTTGGTGGAATACAAATACTAGAAGAAAAAATAAGATGATAAATGGTTGCAGCACTTATCATAAAGAAGAACTTCAAGATAGTCAAATTGAAAAGCCAAGCTCTTTAGAAACTATTAGAGTTGGTATTGCTACATTGACTGAAGAAGGTTTAACAGACTTAGTAGTTAGTGATGGTAGCAAACAAGCAATGGTATTATGGATGAACCATCATTTAGTTCAAAGACATATCTTACCAAAAGACCAATTTGTAGTATTCTGTCTTGATTATAAAGATGGTGATGAAAACAACATTGAGTTATGGAAGTCTTTAGCTGATTTAGTTGCTGAAAAGAAAATCATAATGATGTAGGTGCTAAGATGTATTTATCACATTCAAAACTTAGTTGCATACTTAGTTGTCCTATGACTTACTATTTGAAGTATGTTCAAGGTATCTACAAAAAAGTTGAAAAGACAGCATTATCAATTGGTTCAGCAGTTCACTGGGGTATTGAACATAACACTGATGATTTGGCTGACTATTTCAAAGAAAATGGTACTTGGAAACAGCAAATTGAAAAATCACCTGAAGAACATTTAGCTAGTGCAATGGTCTATGGCTATCTTAAACATAAAGATGAAATGATGGCTGACATCTTAACTGATTTTGATACTGGAGAACAATTAGAAGTATTGACTGATGAAGGTTCTGAAGAACATGAACTTAAGATTTATGCTAAGTTAAAAAGTTTTAGATACAATGAACCTCATAAGTTTGTTGGTATAATTGATAGACTAGTTCTTACAAACAAAGGATTTATAGTAATCGATTATAAGACATCAACTTATGAACCACATTGGGAAGACTATTTAGACCAGCTATATCGATACGTATTTGAGTTAAAATCAGAATTTCCAGAAGTTCCAGTTTATAAGTTAGTCATTATCAATATTCGTAAAACTGGAATTCGTCAAAAGAAAAATGAAGATGATGCTCAATTTAGAATTAGACAAAGACAAGAATATGACATCAATGATGAAAATCTAGTCAATTATCATATTTACGATAAACGTGATTTAGATGACAATATCATTGACCAATACATTAACAACTTGTCAAAACAAGCTGATACAGCTGCTTTAATTGATGAACAAAAACGGTGGTTCATAAATTATGGTGCAGCAAATGGTAGTTATGGTAAGTCAGATTATTGGGACATCTTCTATCATGTAAAAGATGCATATCTTAGTTATGGTATTTCTGATATGATTTACAATTCTAAGACTAAACAGTTCGATAAGAATAGAGATTGTGTTGATATCGATATGGAGCTTATTGATAGAAATGATGTCTTAAACAAATATGAACGGTTTAGAGCTCAAGCATTAGCTTGGTATTCAGTTAAGTCAGATATTGACAAAGATGAGTTCTTTGAACATCTAAAAGCTAACTTTAGAACAAATGATACGCTTTTAGAGTTATATTGGACAACATTGGGTCAAGAAGTTCAAAATTAGTGTTTCTACGAGAAAACGAAAATTTAATTGTAATATAATTATATTATTCAATTTCTCTGGATTTATCATAGAATTTGAAAGGAGGAGCAAATGCCAAAACATACAGTTATTTTGACTAAAGATGAACTAAAAGAATTCAATTCTTACTCTGTTGAAACAAGAAATCGAAATCTTTACATTACTCCATCAAATTGGAATAGAACTACAGTTCATCCTATGAATAAAGACTTTATAGTCCAGTCAAAATCAAGAAAAATCATACTTCATACTTATTCTATGAAGATTTGGTCAAAATACTTTAAGAATGAGTATAGTGTCTTTGATATAGAAAATGCTATCAACACTTTGACTATACTATATCAAGACATCACAAATGAAAATATAGTCAAAATCTTACAAAAAGAAAATTTACAGATTAGAGAGGAATAATAACAATGTCATTTAATTTTACTTTACTTTTATACGGTAAGCCAGGAGTAGGCAAATCATATTTTGCATTTCACTTACCAAAGCCACATTTTATCACAACTGATAATAACTATGGCTATTTAATTAGATATGGTGCAGACCCTAAAGCTTGCACAAGAATTTCAAACTGGGATGAATATAACGCTGCAGTAGAAAAAGTTTCTAAACTACCAAATTCAGTATGTGAAACAGTAGTATTAGACTTATTAGAAGATGCATATAGAATGTGTATTGAAGATTTCCAATCAATCAACAAGATACAGTATGTTGGTGATATGGACCACGGAAAAGGTTGGAAAATGTCAGAGGTTGCTGCAGTAGGTGGTATTTGTAGACTAATTAACTGTGGAAAGAATGTAGTTCTTATTTCACATGAAACTAGCTATGATGTTAAGAATAGATATGGTATTACTAATACATACTATCAACCATCTGATAGAACTAGAGATATTGTTCTTGAACAAATTATGGGTAATTGTACATTCGTATTAAGATGCTATACTGAAGATACACAAGTTGAAAACTCAGACAAATTAGTTAAGAAGAGATTTTTATCATTAGTTCCAACTCCTTATGAGAGAGGTGTTACAAGATGTATTGATGAAGATACAGCACCACAAATTATTCCACTTGATGCTAATGAATTCTTAAAAGCTATCGGCTATTATGAAGCAGATACAAACTATGATGTTGTTCATGAAAATAAGAATGAAGACGTCAAAGAAATTAAAACTTTAAAGCAACTTCAAGACGATATTGCAAAAGCTGAAGATGATACTAAAGACAAATCAAACTTTGTTGCTAGAGAAGAAGATGTTCAAGTTGAAGTAAAAGAAGTAAAAGAAGAGGTTAAGCAACCTGAACAAAAGGTAGAAGAACCTAAAGAAGAAAAGAAAGAAGAGTCTAAACCAATGACTCCACAAGAAAGATTAGCTGCAATAAAAGCAAAAATTGCTGCTAAGAAAGCTGCTGAAGGAAAATAATGGAGGTATACAACAATGGCAGAATTAACTAAAGAACAACAAAAAGAATTATTTAGACAAGTTAACGGGGCATTAGAAAATGTCAACGTAAAGGAGATTACAGAAGAGTCAGATGTTAACACATTTGAAGAATTACCTGATGGCTATTACTTATGTGAATTAACAGCACAAGAAGTTGCATTCAATAAAGCTGGAACAACTCCTCAAGTTAAATTCACATTTGAAGTTAAAGAAGGCTATACATTAGAACCAAATGCTAAAAATCCTATGGTAAATGATGTTAAGCCAATTTTAGATGCAAAAGGCAAACCTATCGATTTTATGAAACGTAAGAGTAAGATATGGACATATCACGCTTTAGCTCCTCAAGAAAAGTTGACTAGAACTATTGCAGTCTTAAAGAAATTTGAAGACCCTGAAAATCTATTACTTATTGATAATGAGAATTTCAAGCATCAACAAATACTTGATGATGAGGCATTTGAAGATGCAGAAATCTTATTAGATGCATTAGAAGCTTTAGTTGGTTCAATGATTTGGGTTCAAAATGACGTATCTGAAAAAGATGACGGAACTGTATCTACTTGGAAGAATGTAATAACTTGGTTAAGAGCTAAGAAATTAGGTCTACCTGTAAGCATGAAGTAATATGAACGCTTTAGATTGTATTGACAATATCACTAATACTAAGCTCATCAACTATCAGTTGAAATATTGTTTAGTAAAATCTAACAAATTGCCATATACAATTGAAGACAAATTAGCTAGACCAAATCATATTGAAGATTTTGTAGAATTTGATAGATTACTTCAGCATAACTCTTTAGAAGATTATGCTGGAGTAGGAATATCAATTCAAGCAAGTGGAATATGTGCAATAGATATAGACCATTGCTTTTCAAAACCATTCGATATTGAAAGTTCAGACAATCGAGCTAAATATTGTATAGAGCATTTTAAAGATAGCTACATTGAATTTAGTTTTAGCGGAACTGGTTTAAGAATTCTATTCCTTCATGCTCAATTAAATGACTATAAGAACAAATACTACATCAAAAATTCGAAGTTCAATATTGAATTCTATATGCCAACTGAAAGCAATAGATACGTTACTATAACAGGTAGAACAATCAACAATGTTGACATTCAAAATATTGATGATGAAGTTCTTATTTCATTCTTAGATGAGTATATGAAAAGAAAAGTAGACTTTCATCAAGCTATTGAAACAAAAGAAACTAGAAGTTTTGAAGAAGTATTAAAAGTTGTTAGACAAAAGTTAAACAACGATATGTATTTTCAAGACTTATGGTTTAAGAAAGCACCTGGTAGTCATAAAAATGAAAGCGAATTAGATTATGCTTTAATTGCTTACATATATGACTACATCACAACAGATAGAGAATTTATTCGTAAGATATTTGAGATGTCAGAATTTTACAAGTCTAAAGATAGTCGTCATATTTACAAATGGCAGTATAATGACTATCGATACTTCAAGTATCAATATGAACAAAAACAAATTAGATAATGGAGACAATAATTATGAAAAAGATATATTTAGCAGGTGGTTGGTTTACACCTGAAATGGAAGAAGAACATTCTCGTATCTATAACTTACTTAAAGATAAGTTCAATGTATTTAATCCAAAATTAGCAAGTCTAATTACTGCTAATTCAACAAACCAACAAATTACAGATACTCTTAAAGGCAACATTGTCAACATTGATGATGCTGACATAGTTGTTGTAATTTATGACAGAAAAGATACTGGTACTATTTGGGAAGCTGGTTATGCTTATGCTAAACAGAAACCAATTGTTTACTATGCTGAAACATTAAATGGAAAGCCTTTCAATTTGATGTTAGCAAGAACTGGTTATTTCGCAAAAGATGAAACTGAACTTTTATCTATTCTTGGAAATGACAATTCGTATAAATTTAAGCAAGTATATGAAAGCTACAAAGGTGATATAGAATGAAACAAACTGAATTGCAAAAACATCTTCTTTATTTGTATCAACTAAAGAATATTACAAGATACAATTCAAGAAAAAGACTTGTAAATGAGTCAGTTGCTGAACATTCATTCTATGTTGCAATTATTGCTTTAGAATTAGCTGAAAAGGCAAATCTTACTGCAGAACAAACATTTGAATGTCTAATCAAAGCATTATTGCATGATATGCCTGAAATTGAACTTAATGACATTACTCATGATGTTAAAGAAGCTCTTGGTTTAAGACCAATGCTAAAAAAATATGAAGATGAGTTCTACAAAAAAGAATACCCAACTTATGCTAATCTAATGATTAACAATGATGATGAAGTAGTTGATAGAATTGTAGACTTAGCAGATGTTCTTTCAGTATATCAATACACATCAAATGAAATTGAACTTGGAAATCAATCAAATGATATTCAAGACATCTATACAGATACAGTAAGCAGAATAATTAAACTTGGAGGAGAACTATAATGATAAAAGAAATTTCTGATGGCTATAAAGACATATCTGTTGAAGTCATTGATTATAACAAAGATTTAGCAAGACATGCTTGGAATTGCTATAGAATGACTTGGCATAATCTTCAAAATGTTGAATATAATGTAGACAATAAGTATGTTCAAGATGCAATCAATAATATCATCAAAATGAGAGCATTACCAATGCCTAGAGAACAAGCTATCATTACTTTTAGAATTAACAACATAAGTAGAGTATGTTTAGCTCAATTAACTAGACAAAGAAAAGCTCGGTTTAATGTAGAGTCGCAAATGCCGATGCCAATTACTCATAATGTAATCATTCCTGCAAATATCTATGCTGATGATGAATTAAGAAAAGAAGCTGAAGAATTAGTTAAAACTTCTCAAAAGTTTTATGACAAGCTTATTAGTAAAGGCATTCCACCTCAAGATGCAAGATATATGACAATGCATGGTCAAACTTGTTCATTAGTATATGTTGTTGATATCAATACATTTGTTAGTTCATTTGGTTTTAGATGTGAGAACAACTTATCTGATGAAATCAACTTAGTCTATAGATTATGCAAGAAAGCAATTTTAGATACTATCAAACGTGATACTGTAAATGGTGTTATTGACATGCTTACATATTCAATGTATTATGAGATTATTAGACCTGCTGATTGCACTGGTGCTAAACAAAAACTTGGAATGAACTATGACTATGTATTTGGCAATTCATTTGCTAGATACCCAGATGCAAATCATGAAGTAAGTCTTGTAACTGAAAATTGCAGTTATGACTTTACAAAATCTGCTTGGTTTAAAGAACTTCAAAGATTAGATGAAAGTCTTCTATTTCCTGATGAAAAGGAGATGATTGACTCGTGGAAAAATTAAAGTTCTATACTGTCTTTTTAGACGGCATTGATAAATGCGGCAAAGATACAATAAAGAAGTATGTTTGGCAATTAGATAAACGTCTTAATGTATTTTGTAGAGGTTGGCCATCATTAGTAGTGTATGCTAAAAAGTTTGAACGTAATTGTGAATATGAGCTACCTTACAAAAATGCATTGTATGTTCATATAACAGTTGATAAAGACGATTGGCAAATTAGATGCAATATTCACAATGAACCTACTATTAATTATCTTACTGATAGTAATATGTTCAATGAAGCATTTGCAATTCTTAAAGAAAATGAGTATAACGTTGTTGAATACAACAGTACTAATATGACAGCTTATCAAATTGCACAACATATTGTTGATGTAATTCATAGATTGAAATAAGGAGTTGACAGATAAATGACTACATTAGACAAATTACGTATTTTAGAATTAAAAATGTTTGACTATTTCATAGATGTTTGTGCAAAATATAATTTGCAATGGTTTTCTGATGCAGGAACAACATTAGGAACTGTTAGACATGGCGGTTTTATTCCTTGGGATGACGATATGGACATAATGATGCCAAGAAAAGATTATAACAGATTACTTGAAATTGGACCTGTCGAATTTAATGACCCATATTTCTTCCAAACACCTTTAACAGATACTACTTCTTCAGTGCATATAAAAATTCGTTATAACAATACTACATGCATGACAAAATTTGATAGTCTTGGAACACATCATAGAGGAGTATTCATCGATATTTTTCCATTAGATGCAATACCTGATGATGAAGAAGTTTATAAGAATGAAATAGGTTTTGTAAGATGCTTATGCCATGATACTACTTTTAAATTTGCAGGCTATAAAAATCATAAAGAAGTTTCAATTATAGATAGCAGACAAGCTTTCATAATGTTGAACAAAGTTTTGACAGATTTGTCTGAACAAAACAGTTCTTCTAAGCTAGTGACAGATATGGCAATGCATAGATTTAGAAAAATCATAGGTTTGAAATATAATCGTGCAGATTATTCATCATATCTTGAATTCGATTTCAAAGGACTAAAGCATAAAATAAGAGTTCCTATTGGTTATGACAATATTCTAACTGCACAATATGGAGATTGGAGAATTGAAAAACATGAACCGTCTATTCATAACACATTGTTAGTAGATTTAGAACATAACTATGACAAATATGATAACATTACATTTGAAGAATACGATAGATTAGTAGAGGAAAATGCTTATGACAAATGAAATATTACGTTACAGAACAAAATATAAAGAATTGCTAAACAATTTTGAAAATGAAACTATTGCAATAATCGGTGCTAATGGTCTACTTGGAAGAACTTTAAAAGCAATACTTCAAAACAACAATGTTGCTTGTTATTCTCATACTGATGATATTTCTTTATCTGAGTTTTTGATAAAAGCAGCTCCTACAATAATTATTCATTGTGCTGCAATAACATCTTCTGAGCAAATGATAAAACATCCTGTAGAAGTATTGAATACTGCTATTGATGGTATACAAATTTGCTTAAAGTATGCTACTACATGTAATTGCAAAGTTATTTATCTTTCTTCTTTAGAGGCATATGGTTTAATCAATAACGATTCTTTTGTTAAAGAAGAGTCATTGTCAATTATTGATAGTTCTTCTTTAAGAAGTAGTTATCCTATTGCTAAATTATCTGCAGAAATGTATTGCAAAGCTTATGCATCACAATATAATGTAGATTGCAAAATCGTTAGATTGTCTTCTGTATTTGGCTTATTTCATAACGAAAATGATAATAGACTATATTGCCAAATACGAAATTGCATTTTGACTTCTTCTGATTTGATATTGTCTTCTGATGGTTCTACAAAAAAGTCAGTAGTATACAGTTTAGATGCAGCAATTGCAATTTTAGCAATAGCAATATACGGTAAAACTGCAGAAGTATATAACGTAACAAATGTTGACACATATGCTTCGATAAAAAGTCAAGCAGAAATGTTATTTGAAGCATTCAATAGAAAATGTCATGTACAATGCAAAAATGAAGTTAATGCTAAATATTTGAACAATGTTCAATTTCTACAAAGCATAGTAAAATTTGCTAAAGATATTGGCTATCAATTTTTGCCAATGACATCTTTAATTGAAATGTATGCTATAGAATTAAGGAGTAAGAATTATGATTATGAATAATGTAGTTATTTTTGCAGGTGGTATAGGTTCTAGATTTGGTAGTATAATGCCAAAGCAATTTTTAGAAATCAACAATGTACCTATCATCATCTATACTATCAAAAAGTTTGAAGAATTAGATGAAATAAATGAAATAGTTGTAGTTTGTAAAGAAGAATGGATTGACTATCTGTCAACTAAAATAAAGCAATTCGAAATAAAAAAAGTAGTTGCAATTTTACAAGGTGGTGCTACTGCTTTTCAGTCTATTTTCTGTGGTGTAAATTACTTCAAACAGAAATATGAAGATTGCAGATTACTAATTCATGATGGAGTTAGACCTTTGATAAGTACAGAAAGTATTCGAAACAACATAAATATTGCAAAGACTTTTGGAAATGCAATATCATATGTAAATGCTACAGAAACTATTTTCGATAATGCTATACTTAATAGAGCTACTTGCAAAATGTTAAGAGCTCCTCAAACATTCAATATGAATGAACTTTATGAAAGCTTCAAAAAAGCAATGCAAAGCGGTAAGATATTCATTGACTGTGCTTCATTAATGTCAAATTATGGTTATACTTTGTATTTTTCTGAATGTAATGCTAACAACATCAAAATTACTACTGACATTGACTTTAAAATTTGCAAATTGTATTTAGAATGACTTATTTACTTTTTGTTAAAAATATGATATAATGATAATATATAAATAATACTTGGAGGAGACAATGAAAATTAAGCTATTTGAAGGTGGAAGATTGCCAAAGAAATCACATCTTCCTGACTCAGGTTTAGATATCTTCTTACCTGAAACATTTACAATCAAACCTTTTGAAACAGTGACTAAGGGACTTAAAATTGCAATTGCAGTTCCTGAAGGTTTTGCTGGAATTTTAGTTCCAAGAAGTAGCATTGCTGAAAAAGGTTTGATTATTCAAACTAGTATTATCGACCCTGATTATACTGGTGAAATTCATCTTATCATTACAAATTGTTCAGGAAACTATTACACTTTAGAAAAAGGTCAAAGAATTTGTTCAATGTGTTGCTTTTCAGTTCTTAATCCTTATTTAGAAGTAGTAGACAAATTACCTGAAACTGAACGTGGAAGCAATGGTTTAGGAAGTACAGGTAAGTAGTATGAAGTTTATTGTTTATGATTTTGAAGTATACAAATATGATACTTTGTTAGGATGCTTAGTAATAGATGCTGATAAAGATGAAAAATACTTCTATCAAACTTGGAATTTAGACGAAATAAAAGATTACTACAATAATCATTTAGATTGTCTATGGGTTGGTCATAACAATATTGCTTATGACAATGGCATTTTTGATGCTATTTTGACTAATGTCAATCCTTACAAACGTTCTAAAGCAATTATAAACAACAGTGGGTTTAGAAAGAAATACTACTTAAAAGCATTTATGTATGATGTTGCAGCATTAAAATTGTTTTCATTAAAAGCATCTGAGTTATCTGCTGGTAAGAATATTCATACTACAGATGTTGATTTTGATATTGACAGACCATTGACAGATGAAGAAAAAGTATTAGTTGAAGAATACAATAAAGATGATTTACGTCAAACATTATTTAACTTGAAAGATACTTTACCTAAACTTTCATTAAGAATAGATTTGTTGAACGAATTTAAACTATCAAAAGACAGTATCAATTATACTGAAGCAAAAATAGCTGCTACAGTTCTTAATGCTAAAAATATAACTGGCATAGAAAATATGTATGTAAAGCCAGTAGTATATGATACTTTGCAAATTAAAAATCAAGATGTAATCAATTTCTATCTAACTGAAGGTTTTAGGCATAACAAAAACATAGAAATAATGCTATGTGGATGCAAACATAAACTTGGTTCTGGTGGTATTCATGCTGCATTAAATAAAGTATATGAACCAAAGATAATGTATTTTGATGTTAGTGGCTATTACAACTTAGTTATGATAAACTATGACTTATTGCCTAGAACTATTCCTGAAGAAGGAAAGCAATTGTACATCGATATGTATCATCAACAATTAGCACTAAAGAAAACAAATCCTAGAAAAAGAAATGCATTTAAGACAATTCTTTTAGCAGTATTTGGTGCAATGATGAATGAATATACAAGCTTTTATGACCCTCAAAGAGGTTCATTAGTCACAATTACAGGACAGCTTTTTCTTATAGATTTGTTAGAAAAATTAGAAGGAATAGGTTATGTTGTGCAATCTAATACTGATGGTGTTATGTTCGTTCCTTTTGATTGGAAAGATGAAGAAAAAGTATGGGACATTGTTAGAGAATGGGAAGCAAGAACAGGTTTCGTAATTAAAAAAGAAATTAAGTATCATCTATATCAAAGAGACGTCAACAATTATTGCTTTAGCACAATAGATGACGTATCAGAACTTATTCAATGTCAAGAAAAAAGAAAAGACTTCAATGTTTGTAGAGGTGAGGCAGTAGGAAACTATTGGCAAACTATCAATAATTCTACTAGAGGTCAATTCTATGACATGAAAGAACCAAAGATAATAACAGACGGAATAGTAGATATGTTGCTATATGGCATTAGTCCTGAAGAAACTGTAGATATACATAAGAATGATTTACGATTCTTTCAATATTGCTGCAAAAAATTAAGCTATGATTATTGTGTATATGAAACAACTGACTTGCAAACAAATATCGTTAATACGAAAAAAATTGCAGGAATAAACAGAGCATTTGCTTACAAATCAGATGTTGAAGCTGGAATGATTTACAAATACAAGAATAGAGATGGCAAATTAAGCAAAACAAAAATAGCTTGTCTACCTCCATCTGTATTTATTTACAATGACGATATTCTATCTGATGAAACTATTTGCAAATTGCAAGACAAAATAGATTGGCAATACTATGTTGATAGAATTTATGAAAGGGTATTAGAGTTCATAGATATTGAACAAGTTAAAATGATATTATGAAGCAAAACAAATCTAAAAATATAGAACAACTAATCAATAAGCTCTATATGGAAGTCTACAAAAAAGTTTTTAATAAGACTGGCATAACTGAAGCTATTCATAGACGTTCTAAAGAAATCGAAATAAGAGTAGCTAACTTAACTAATTCAAAGCAATACAACAAATTTGCTAAAGAATTTTCAGCTAAGTTAGCTAAAAAAGGACTTAGCAAACAAAAAGGTCTATGGAAGCAATTCTATAAGACTGCTAAAAAATTGAACTTAGGTATCTTACCTGACACATATACTCAATTTGAAAAGCAAATTATGGAAAAAGCTATAGTTCATAACTTCAAAATGATTAAGTCAATTCCGCAAGAAGTATTAGAAATCTACAAGCATAAGTATACAACAATGTTGATTGAAGAAATAGCAGTTGGTAGAATTAGTAGAGGAAGTTTTGAAAAGCAATTAAGAGAACACGGTCATAAACATGCAAAAGTAGTTGCTAGGACTGAGGCATCTAAACTTCAAACTACTATTCTTCAAAATAGAGCTACAGACTTAGGCTCAGTTTGTTATCAATGGCTATCATCAAATGATAAACGAACAAGACCATCTCATAGAAGAATGAATGGAGTTATTGTTTTCTGGAGAGACAAAGATGATGAAAAGCCTAATTTAGACAATATGTTCGGAAATGCTGGAGAATTTCCAAATTGTAGATGCAGTCCAGAACCTATATTCGATATAGATGACTTAGATAAAGTTATGTATACAGTATATGACTACAAAACAAAATCTTTCGAAACAATGACTAGACAAAAGTTATTAGAAAGAATAGAAGAAGAAAGAATTAGTTAAAATAATTATATCAAGATATTCTAGAATGTCACCAGATATTAAAAATTGACATTCTGAGATACTTTTGATATATTTATATATAAATATATTATTTTACAAATAAAAGTTAACTGGAGGTCAAAATGGAAAAACAACTTGAAAGTAAAATGTATAAGGTCTATGAATTAAGAGACACAATGTTAAATGATATCTTAAAATTGATGGCAGTATACTATCAAAATGAAGATATCGCAAAGATTTTTGAAAGAGGAATTGCTGCATCTGATGATTTAATCTCAGACGTATCTAACTTGTTAGAGTCTACAAAGACTGTAAATCAAAAGTATGAACAACAATTCAATGAACTTATGTTTAGAGTTAGTATGTTCAACTTAGTCATCAAAACTTATGAAGGTCAAAAAGATGAAAATGCTAAACTATTTGTTGAACAACTTGTAACAGAATTACTATTAGCATTTGGTACTGTAAAACCTGAAGAAGATGAAGAAGCTATCAAAATTGATATTGATGCTACTAAGTTATCAGACCAAGCAAAAGAATACTTAAAGAATTTAGCTAAGAAACAACAAGAAGAACAAGAAGAAACTAAACCAGAGGCTTAATTATGACAGAATTAGAAAAGATACTTCGAAAAGAATTGTTTAGAAGGTCTTTGTACGATTTTGTTAGATATTTTTGGCATTGCTGTGACCCTGCTCCATTTGTAGATGGAGCAATCGTTCAATTTTTCTGTGAAACATTCCAATACTTCTGTAGAGACTGGGTAGGTTATACTGAAATTCCTATAGACGTTCCTGAAATATCAGATGCAGTTGATGTAATTGATGTAAGACAAGCTAAAAAGAATTTGAACATTAACATGCCACCAAGACATTCTAAATCTATGATTTTCAATGTAATGGGACCAACTTGGTTGTGGCTATTCTATCCAATTACAGCAGTTACTGTTTCACATACTACAGGATTAGCATCAGACGCAAATTCAAAAAGAGCAAAACTAATTCACTCTGATGAGTTCCAAGAATTGTATGGAGATATCATTCATCTTACATCAGAGTCTAGAAATGCTTGTAAAACTGAAGAAGGTGGAGATTTACGTTCACAAGCTAGAGAGTCATTTACTGGTTTTGGTGCTGATATCATCATAAACGATGACTTAACTAATGCTGAAACTGCAAGAAGAGACCAGGCAGAAATGTTATCTGCTTGGTCATACTTCCAAAATACAATGCCATCAAGAATTAACAACCTTGACAAAATGTTGATTATGAACATTCAACAAAGACTTGCTCCAAATGATATTACAGGACATATTCTTGCAGATGCTAAACTTTCGGCAAGATATACGCATATTGTTATTCCTGCAATATTTTTAAAAGACACCTATGTTGTTTGTCCTATTTCTGGACGAATTATTCATTACAAAAAAGGTGATACATTGTGGCCAGAACGTTTTGGTGATTATGAAGCTTTAAAAGACCAAGTAGGTAATGCAGTATTTGAAACTCAGTATATGCAAAATCCTATTGCATCAGATAAGACTGTATTTAAAGCTGATATGTTAGTAGAAAAACCTATAACTGAAGTTCCTAGTATAGAAGCTGCTGATATGATTTATGCTTCACACGATTTCCCTGTAAAAGATAAAGATACATCAGATTTCTTAGGCTCAACATTGGCATATAGAATTGGCTCAACACTTTACATAATCGACTCATTAGAAAAACGTATGGCATATACGAAATCATTAGAATATGTTGAGCAATTAGATACAATGTTCCCTGGTAGCATACAAATCATAGAAGATAAAGCTAACGGTTCTCCAATAATTCAGCAAACTCAAGAAAGTATTCCAGGTATTCAAGCATTTCAACCAGGAACAGCATCTAAATTCCAAAGAGCTGAGTCTGCATCATTATATTGTGTATCTGGAAATGTAGTATTAGTTCAAAATCAGTTTAATGAAATGACTAATCGATACGAATTAAAGCCTAGCTTACAAAATCTTAAGACCAGACTATTAGCATTCCCGTTTGTTGAACATGATGATATTGTTGACTCATTTACTCAATTGATATTGTTCGTATTTATGGACAAGAAAAATCAAGTCTATGGAAGAGCATTCAACAATGATAACGTTGTCAATAGTTCTATTATCATTGAAAACTCTAAATCTAAATTGCCAAGAACAACTTTCTTCAATAAGGAAGGTGACACTTGGAAGGCTTTAGAAATTGCTGTTAAGTATGGTTTAGAAACAACTTTAATCGTTACAAGAGAAATCTCATTTAAAGCATCTGTTGATACTGCTATTAAGACTTTAAGAGAATTTGCTCCTACAAGACATACGTATATTGATGCTAGTGCTACAGACGGTATGAGAGGCTACTCTAACAAAGAATTTACAGTAGTTCATTACGAAATTCAAGATTTCGATAAATCAGTATCAATGGCTAACTTAGCATTCTCTAAAAATAGAATTTTGATAGATAGTTCTTGTAAAAGAACGATTGCTGATATTGAAAACTTCAAATATCATAAGTCAAAAGATGAAAATGTCAAATATGCAACAACAAAAGATGGATTTGTAGCTTGTTTAAGATTAGCTTTACAATATTATGGTAGTATCGTATAATACTTATTGACTTTCTGTAAAATACTTATTTACATTTTATTAAAGTTATGATATAATGATAATATAAAATATTATATTTTATACATCATACATAACTAGGAGGAAATGAAAATGGTAAGATGGAATTGGAATGCAAAATTTGGTGAGATGATTTATAACTTCAAAAATCATCAAACAGGTAAAAAAGTAAGATATGTAGTTAGCATATACAAAGGTAATTGCTTAGCTGTTTTACTTCATACTTATTACAAAAAAGATGAAGATGGAAAACGAAAAGTTTTCTATGAGTTCCGTGATTATTTGAATAATGAAATTCAGTTAAAGAGTAATCTAGGCTTAACTAAAGGTAATTCATACAACTATTACGAAGAAGTTAGTTTAGTTAGACTTAACACATATTATACAAGAACAGCTTTTGAAAGAAAAGAACTTATGTTGATTGCTAAAAATTTTACAAAAGCTGGTATCAAAGTAAGTCTATACTACAAAGAACCAAAACCTGAAAAGAAAAAGAAAGAGGAAGACTAATGAGTACTAAAGAAATCGTAAGACACTTATTAAAGTATGGCAATTGTTATTCAGTAAATGATATAACGAATGCTGAAATCCAACAAATTGAAAGTCAATGCGGCTTTAAAGTCATAAAACGAATAGCTAAAACTTGTGAATTAGGCTATGTATTAGAAAGGGTATCTGACAATGTTAGTAAAAGGAACTAAACTAAAAGAAATCACAAAATCTGAATATGAAGACATTCAAATGATTTACAGTATTTCGACTTGTCATAAAGATGCTCAAGATAAAGTATTTGAGTATCTTAAAGAAAAGTTAGAATACGTAAACAAAGATATTGCATACAACGTATTAAATGCAGTAATCTACAATTACAAGTATATGAAAGTGGTTGATTGATATGTTATACGATTTGTTATTCGATTGGCAAAAGAAATTAGTTGACAAATACAAATCTAAAGAGAACTTTGGCTTATTCTTAGATATGGGTCTTGGAAAAACTCCCATATCTTTAGGCTTAGCTGAAGTTAACGAATCTGATTGTATCATTATCGTTAGTATCAATTCAAAAGTATTAGAAGATGAAAATGATAATGGTTCTTGGTTGTATTGGGCTAAACATCTAAACAAACAATATGATGTATATCGAAAAACGATAGATAGTTCTAAATTCAAACCTGAGAACAACAATTTGTTGATTATCAATTATGAGTCTTTGTTCAAACGTAATGTAAGAACTAAAAACTCTATTGAATTAAAAGATGACTTATTGAAAATGGTAGAAAGTAGTAAACATAGAAACATTTCAGTAATAGTTGATGAGTCTCATAAAGTTAAAGGCTTACATTCTAAACAGACTAAATCGATTTTGGCATTACAGAAAAAGTTATGGATTTATGCTGAGAATGCTCATTTTTATTTGCTAACAGGAACACCTTTTACTACAGGTTATATTGACTTATACACACAACTTAAAATTTTAGGCAATAACTATACAAAAGGTCAATTTGAAGAAGAATTTTGTGTCAAAGGAAATGTACCAGGTCTAAGAGGCTGGGAACAACCAATAGTCGGCTATAAGAATGTTCACGGTCTATTCAATTTAGTTCATAGATATGCAATTACAATTGATAGTGAAGAAATGGTTGACTTACCTGAAAAGATATTCATCTATCATCCGTATAAGTGTACTTCTCAATTTAGACTTTATACTTCTGAAAAACTACCTGCAAATAAAATTGAAGAAGAATTAGCTAGAAGAAACAACACTATCTTTAATTGTACAAGTACAGCTAAACGAAACAATCCATTTTATCGAAATATAGCATATCCTAGCTTTCAATGGTTAGCTGAAACTCCTAGTCAGTTTTTCTTAAGAGCTAGACAATTAAGTGTTGGTTTTCAAGGTAATGCAGAATGTGCTGAATGGTATGACTATACAAGATTAGGAATGTTAAAAAAGTTCTTATCAGAAAATGAAAGCAATTATGTCTTATTCTATAACTATGTTCCTGAGTTAATCGAATTATATGACATTTGTTCTGAATTAGGCTACAATGTTGATGTATATAGTGGTGAAATCAAATCATTAGACTATTACGAAAAGTATTCAAACTTATCTGAGGCTGAAAGATTGACTTCAACAAAGAACATCATTTTAGCAAACTTTGCTAGTGGTTCAACGGGTATGAATTGGCAACTATATCATAATTGCATTATCTTTAGTTTACCTGTGTATAGCCATTATGCACAAGCTATTAAACGTATACATAGAATAGGTCAAAAGAATACTTGTATTTATCATATCTTCATTCAAGAAAACTGGTTAGATGAAGGAATGAAAGAAGCATTAGCAAATAAGATAGACTACAACAATGAAATGTTTGATAGCGATGTTAAGAGAGTTCAATATTTGACTTCTGAGTAACTTTTGATTATAATATAATAATTTATATTATTAAATACTAAAAGTTACTCAGAATGTCACAGAATATATTCAGAATTAAAACTAAGTATTGGAGATATATTAAATATGAATGAAAAAAATGTTCAAGATGCTATTCTTAAATATTGTAAGAAACTTCAAGATAGTGGTAAACCCATCTTTTATGAAAGGCGACAATCTGGTGGGTATAACTACAAAAAAGGAATTCCTGATGTGTATGCAGTTGTAAATGGTGTTCACATAGAAATTGAAGTAAAAGATGTAGGTGGACATCAATCAACAATGCAAGAGAAATTTGAAGATAGGTGCAAAAGACAATTCAATATGTTGTATATATGTGCAGATAATGTAGAAGACGTTAAAAAGTTAATTGAGAAGTATCTTGATTAACTTTTTTTCATTTTTGTAAACTTTTTATTAAATACTTATTTACATTTTGTTAAAAATATTATATAATGATAATATAAAATAATAATATAATTTTGGAGGACTTACAAAAATGAAAAACTACACAGACTTATCTTATCAAGAGAAAAAAGAATTTACAAACTTACTTACAAATTGGTTGCATATCTATACTTCAGAAGTAATCAATAAAGTTCTTGAAAAAGCTGAAGAAATTTACAACAATGAATTTACAATGAATATGTTAAAAGAATTAAAGATTAGAGAAGAAAGAGAATTAGAAAGCTTATCTTCTGATATTGATATGATTATTCAATACAAAAACAAAGTTCAACTTCATCTTAATTGTCTAACTCATTCAAAAAGTTATAGAGATGTTCTATATGATATGTACATTAGAAATTCTAAGGAGGAAAAGTAATATGAAAATCTTAACAATGGCTGAATACTATCAAACAATTCAAGAATTTGTTAGTAAACATGAAATCAACAAAGTTGAAACATCAGAATTAGTAAATGGTCAATGGTCTAAGAATTATTATGGTGAAGATGGTTCAGCAGGAACTGAAATCAACAGAATAGTTTATGAAAATGTAGAAGTTGAAGTTAAAGGACTTAAAGTTAAAGTTGAAGTTAAGTTATTAGAAACTGAATGGTTTGATACTGATAATGGCAAATCAGTTTATATGTATCAAAAGTACTAAGGAGGAAAGAAAATGAAATTAGAAGTTGGAAGAATGTATCTCAAAAAAGAAGTAAAAACATCAATTAAAGGTAATGATTGTCATATGTTAGTCAAACAAGATGGCAAACATCTAGACAATTTCTTATCTCGAATTGATGATAATGATGAATTGTATCTAAAGAGAATTATTGAAACTGAGTGTATCGACCCATTTACTGGACATCAGGGCAAATGTAAGATTTACGTATTTGAAGTACCAACTGAAGTTTATGAAAAAGCTATGAGTAAAAAGTTAACAAGAATAAGGAGAGCAAACTAATGAAACACAAACAATTTACTATCAGACTAGAACAATGGCTAGAAAAGAATTTTGAAAGGAGACCAAACATATTTACAACAGTATATGTTGATGATGAGCTACCATCTAGTAAGCATTCAATGACAGCACCTTTTATTCCAGAAAAAGACTGGGAAATGTTTAAGAAATGCAGAATAGAAGATGAAAGTATTGAAAATCGTTATACATTATCTCAAGAAGGTTATGCTGACCATAAAGAATTTAGAATGTGTTGGTTAAACAAAGATGATGTAGAAACTATACTATCAATGAGGAGATAACTATGGAAGAGTATAAAGTAAAACAAATTCAACCAAATCATGCAGACCATATCTCATACTATAAAGAGTCTTATCTAACTAAAATGCTAAATGAAGAGTTAGTAGTATCTCAACCTAAGTATGATGGTGAAAGAATGCTAATGCATTTGAATAATGGAGAAGTATATTGCACTTCAAGAAGAATATCTAAAAAGACTCAACACTTTAATGAAATGCAAGACAGATTACCTATCTTTTCATCATTAAAAGTCGATTTAGGCTATACAGTATTAGATGGTGAATGCTATTCAAAAGATTGGAGTTCAGTAGTAGGTGTATTACATTCATTACCTGAAAGAGCTACTGAATTATTGAAAACAACAACTGTTAAGTATGCTGTATTTGATTGTCTATTCTATGATGGTCAAGATATCAGAAACTTACCTTATTACAAACGTTATCTATATGCTATGGCTGTAGTAGAAATGTTAAACTATCCTTTAGTTCATATAGTTCAAAGTACTCAAATCTATTACAATTCAGATTTTAACTTTATGATGAATAAGTTCATTTCTGAAGGATTTGAAGGAACTGTTATTAAGTCATTTAATAGACGGTATTATGATAAAGGTGCATCATTGAAAGTAAAGAAATTTGAAACACTAGATGTTGTTGTAATTGACTATCAACAAGGAACTGGTAAGTATTCAAACACAATCGGTGCTTTAATCATCGGTTATTACGATGATGAACATCATTGTTTTGAAAGAATTGGCAAAGTAAATTGTGGAACTGATGCTGATAGAGATTTCTGGAGAGACAACTGGAACAGATTAAAGTATTCTGTATTAGAAGTTAAATGTCAAGAAATCACAAAAAAGAGTCTTAGACATCCAGTTTATCTAAGACTTAGAGATGACAAATCATATAATATGTGTACAAGAGATACTATTTTCAAGGAGGAAGAATAATGAATAGAGAACAAAGAAACAGATTATCTGAGCAAAAAGAAAGAATTGAGAAAGCTAACAAATTGATTGAAGAGGCTAGTCAAATACTATTTGATGTTAAAGATGAAATTGATGCAGTTAGAGGTGAAGAAGAAGATAAGTTAGATAATGCTACTGAAGGTCTTTTAGCTACTCAAAGATATCAAGACATTCAAAGCAATGTAGATACACTAGATGAGTTAAGTAGTAGTCTAGACAACATCATAGATGCATTAGATATTGAAGATTTATCAGAACATGAAGCATTTGACCTCTAAATGAAAATCTGAGAGAATACCAGAAGAACTTAATAATATAATTATATTATTATTAAATCCTCGGTTTCTCTCAGAATATCATATTTTAATCAAAATTGACTCCAGAATTAACTTTTAGACTTAAATAATATAAATTATTAAAATAAGACTAAAAGTTAATTCTAGAGTCAATTTTTATTTTGCTTGAATTAGTTGATATCAACTACACCAGCAGTAAATTCCCAAGTTTGAGTAGCTGCTGTTTCACCAAATGTTTGGTCTGGTATGTTTACAATGTAGCAATCATCACCTGTTGCTATGATGTTGCCATAACTATCAGAAATAGTTATAGTCATACCTTTTTCTGTATCAATATTGTAGAACAAATTGAAGATTCGTTTTAGCTTTGATACAACCTCAGATAATTGGTTTAACGTAACTGAAACAGTTCCAGTTCTATCTAAACTTTGATTATGAGTATAGCCACCAGTTGGAGTTCCATTAGTTTGCCACATAGGGTTATTACGAGAAATATTTATCTCACCTAAGTAAGTTCCTGAACCACCAATTGATATACTATCTTGGTCTATACCTAAATTAGTTCTGATTTCATTTGGTAATGTGATACCTACGATATATTTAGATAATGAGTATTTCATATTAGACCTCCTTAAATTGTTTCACCATTTATAGTGACTTTTCTAATTCCATAAGAGTCTGCTAAAACTAAATAAATAGGTGGAGCTTTTCTAGCAGCTTTATCTGATTGAGTTAATGAAGACATTGGCAATACTTTTACAATATAACCAGATTGTAATGCTGTATTCTTTTCAACAACAGTGTAAGTTATGTTGTTATAAGCTATAGTTAAGTCTTCATCAGTCCAAACTTCAGTTTGAGTTAGATAACCGTTAATAACGTATCTAGCTAATTCACCACTAATAGCACTTCTAATTCTTGCTAAACCAGACTCATCTTTTGGTTTTTCAACCAATACATTCATTACAGCATCTGTAACAGTTTGCTGTAATACGATTAAAGCAAATTCATTGACTAAATCTTTACCATCACCTAAATTACCACCACAGTTACGTTTAACACCTGAAATTACGATATCAACATTGATGTTGTTGTCTTGTAATGTTCCAAATGTGCCATCATTGTCGATGACAGACATTGTATCAGGTTCTTTAGTAAAGTTATAGTCTTGAACAGTATCAATTCCATCAAAATTGATTTTTGTAAGATATGCGGCAATTGACATTTCTTCACCTGCAACTGAAGTGTACTTAATTGCTAAGTTCTTAGTATTGATAGCAGAAGTAGTTGATGTATATGTGACTAAAATCTTGCTATTTACACCATATACAGTAGAGTCTCCAGCTAAAGTACTAGCAGCTGATTGGAAAGTTGCATTTGCTCCAGCATAAGCTATAACTATTAGTTCATTGCCTAAAGTTTTAATTTGATTAACTAATTCAGTAGCAGTTGCTGAACTACCTGTTTTTACTGCAGAAATCACTTTAAGTTTAGCTCCACCACAAGCAAAGAATACATCTACATATTTCTTTTCTGTATCAGACAAGTTATTGTAGTCATTGCCAGATGCAGATGTTAATTCAGCATTGATTGAGCCAGTTTCTACAATCAAAACAGCTGTATCTCGAATTGATGAAACTGTAGAAATTTGATGTGATTTGATGTTGATATCTACAAATCTTTTTACGTTTATCATATTCTATCTTCCTCCTTATTGATTATGATTTACGACAACATCTAATGAATTCATTTCTTCATAGTCTGTTGATTTATCTATTTGTTCAACATTTAGTCTACAACTAAATTCGATAGTTAAGTCTCTTCTAGTCCAATAGACTGTGTTGATATATTCATTAGCCTCTTTAATAACTGTAATATTAGTGATATGTACACCTTTATTTAGAAGCTTAAGAATAACGTTTTCTGAATGAAATCTAGCTTTTAATTTTTGAGCTAAATTTACTGAATTTGTGCCATATACTACAATATGACAATTATTTGAAAAGAGCTGGTCTATAGTTCCATCTTGTTGTTCCTCTGTCATAATATTAGAGTCAGAGTTTTCTCCAAGTTCAAATACTAAAAATAAGTCATCTGTTTTGTATGGTATAAGTTTAGTTCCATCATTTGATATTCTTCCTAAGTCATTACCGTGTTTAGACTCACCATTATGAACATCTCTTTTATCAAGTCCAGATTGAAGGATAAGCTCATCTCTAAAGATTTTAGTCAATTCATTTACATCTGTAATTGCTTTTATCATCGTAATCTCACTCCTTCAATATAGTCTGCAAATTCATTCAAGTCATCTGGAATTGTTAAGTCTTCCATTTCACCAGATAATGCTCTTACACCATATTCATCATAAGGTTCTGGAATACCAGTTATTCTGAACAATTTCTTCTTATACAAAATGTAGTCACCTATTTTTAGTCTATAGATGTTCTTACAATAGAAATTGAAAGGTTCTTCACCTGTATTTCCTGAAACACTTTGTCGTTTACCCATTCCACCAGATTGAAATGAACCTTTTACAGTTTCTTTTACAAAGTGCTTAACTTGATTACCTTCATCGTCCATATCAATTTTGTCACAAACAAAAGCATCATAGTCGAATGAAAATAGTTCAATAGCTTTGTCAAAGAATGTAGGTGTTAGTAAATGATTGTTCATTATCTGCACCTTCTTTTAAGTGGACCTGGAGTCACTACAAACATTGTTGGAATTGGTCTACTTTTTAGTAATGCATATAGTTCAGCACCATATTCAGTTAAGTTCCACCATTTAGCATCGTCTTTGTCAAACTTTGTTAATGATGTATCATAACTTACACTAAAGCTACCAACATTAGCACTTGTTATAGTTCCACCAGTCATACCACCAGATATAGACTCTAAATCAGGACCTCCTTGTTGGTCTTGTTGAAACTTAATCAACATAAAGATATGAGCTATGCATAAAGCCATACCTCTAGACCAATATGGACCTAAGACTGATTTAAAGACTATGTCATTAGCCATTTCATAAGCAACATTGAAAGTTGACTTACCTTTATCTGTTGCCAAGTACTGTGTGAACTGTGGAAACCATACTAAAAAGTCAGAAATTGTGTATTCAGGATTTTTTGTATTAGTAGTAATACCAATTACAGCCATTTTATACCTCCAGATGTTTCTACGAGAAACCGAGAATTTAATTATAATATAATTATATTACTCGATTTACGAAAAATAGTAATAAAAAAGGACTGATGGACTACAATTAGACCATCAGTCCATTTTGAGGGAAACAATAACGAAAAACCGTCAAATATTACTTTGTGAAATCCCAGTATGAAATAGGACCTAATTCAGCAGCATTTCCAGAATATGGCATTTGAACTTCTGAAATTTGAGCTACGAATAAGCTTGTATAGCAAGCATGTGCAATATCAGGTAATGTGATGTAGTGTTGTAGTGGGTAAGGAATATCGATACGTAAGTATCTCTTTTCTTTCTTATATGCTACAATTCTACCAAGACCTAATGTACCAGCATTGTTTAATCTATCTCTAGATGTGATTGTGATATTTGCAGTTCCATTTGACTCATCTTTTCCTAAGTTAAAATTAAGAATGTAGTTTCTTAAGTTTGTATTATAGAAAGCAGATGTTCTACCAGTTAAATCTGAACCAACAAATGTTGGAACTAAGAATGTATCTGGCATAAACTTAGTGTTCATATTTGAATTTACTAAGTAGTATTCAAATACACCATTGAAGAATGAAATTACTTCATCATCAGTAGTGCCTTTCCAACCTTTATGAGCTACGATAGCATTTGAGTTATCAATTGTAGCTGTATAAACAGTTGTAGAATTGAATAAACCAGTTGAAGCATTGATACCTTCATAAGCTACGTTTTCAGCAAAGAATTCATAACCTACAGAAATAGCATCTTTATAGATATCTTCAATTGATTTCTTAATAGTATTAGCATTAGTAATCTTTGCTAATTCAACAAACTTGAAATCATAACCAATTTCGAAAGTATAAACATTTACTTTCTTTTGAGTCATATTAGCGTTAATTCTAGGAATTACGTTGCCTTGGTTACCAAATAAGTTCTTCATTTGGTCAGCAATACCAACATAATCGATAACGTTATATGATACGAAATCAATGAAACCTCCACCAATATCAAAGCATCCTGCAAAGTCTTCTGCATAAGTTGTATTAGCGATTGGTTCATAATCCATTTCGTGTAATTTAGCTAAAGTATTCTCTAATGTTGCAAATGCAGCATCATGTAAAGTTCTGTTTACACCTGGGTATTTGAAACCTTTGAATTGGTCAAATACAGATAAACAAGTACCTCTAGTCATTTCATCAGCTGCTTTGATAAGAGAGTCCTTAGCATCGTGTAATGTAAATTCTAACATAATTTAATCTCCTCCTTATTTCCTAATTATAAGCCGATTGAAATTTCAGCTAGATAGCTGTTATCAGCTTGTTTTTCATTTAAACCAGTGAACTTAGCATTAGGATATGCATAGTTACCAGTTGATGCAGATGTAAATACACCAGCAGCAGTTACATATACTTGAGCACCAGGAACTACATTAGCGATAGTTTCTGTACTTGTTAAAGCAATAGCAATTCTACCAGTTAAAAGTAAATCAAATACTTCATTAACTTGATATACTGGGTTAGGTGACTCAGCGGGCCAAGTTGTAGGTGACTTAATGTTTGTAGCTACAACGATACCAGCAATATCAGTAGCTGCAGAAATTGTTTGGTCAGCATCTACTGCTTTATATGAACCAACAGTAGTTGTTTTAGCTACTAGTTGACCAAAAGTAGCTGTCTTAGTACCAGCTAAAGTACCACCTTCAATGTTGTTTACGTTGATAGCAGTAGTATAGCCTTTTTGCATCTTCTTAATAGACTTATTTAAAACTAATCCCATTCTTACTTACCTCCGTTTAGTTTCTTTCTCCAAAATGCATTGATAGCTTCCTGTCTGTCAACACTATCATTCATGTTTGGCTTTTGTTTTGTTTCAATTGAACCAGCAGCAGAAACAGAGTCTGTAGCTACTACTTCTTCAGTAGTTTCTTCTAATTCATCTTCATCTTCAACTGGCTCAGCAACTAATGCAACTAATTTGTCTGCTACTGCAGCTAATCTCTTAAGAGCACTAGTTTCTTCTGCTGATAAAGTGTCTTCATCATTGCAACCATCTTCAGCTGAAGTTTCTTCTGCTGGAGTCTCTTCAGTTTCTTCAGTTACTACGAATTCTTCACCATCAGCATCTTTTACGATATACTTCTTTTTCATAAAATAATGTAGCCTCCTTTTGTATTATATTATTTTATATTTTAATTATATATTCTACTTTTATCAGATGTAATCAAAATTGACTTTCTGAGACATTTTTGTAAACTTATAATATATTTTATTATATTAAATTCAAAAGTGTCTCTAAAGTACTTTTTTTAATCTACATGTAATACTCCTAGCTAATTGTCCAGTATCAAACAATGGATGATTTCCACCTTTTCGTTTGATAGTAGATGGAGCATTTGGAGCGAATGTTCCATTATTGTCATAAATCATTTTTCTAGCAATCTTTTCAATTCTCATACACAGTATCTTTAATTCAGCCTCAATCTTATTTTCACTCATGCCATATTGAACAACATTGTTGATTATGCTATCTACAGTTTTGTTGATTAACTTTTGACTATCTCTAATTGTATAGTCTAAGACTGGTCTTGAAGGAATATTACGAAGAGGAGACCCATTCTCATTAAAGAATAGAATTGTAGCATTGTTGATTACTGTTTCAGTTTCTTTTTGAATTTCTTCTTTTGTTTTGTCTAACTTACGTTTAGTATCAGCAGCAATTACACCTAAATGAATTTCATATTCTAATGATAATTGCTTTTTTAAGTCTATACTTAATTTTGAAAAGTCCCTCTTCATAATTTCACCTACTTTTTAGTCATAGCATTATAACCATCGATAATGAGTTTGATTGTTTTAGCTAATAGTTTAGCAATGAAATCATACGGAATGTTCATTTCTTTACATTCTGATTTGATTTTATCTAATACGTATTCTTTCTTTTTGATAGATTTAGTTTCTTTTGGCTCATCTTTATACTTTTCTTCAGCCTCTTGCATAGCTAATACTAATTTGTCATATACTTGTTTGACATATTTGTTTTTAGCTACTTTTATGCCGAATATAAAGATAAGACAGAACACTATCAAACCTAAAACACAAACTATCAATATCATTTTCTCATCCATAATAATCTCCTAATTAAGTTGTCTAATAGTACTTATACCAATAGCCTGCATGTTAACCAATGTAGAATTACCTAAGAACACTTTTATAGTTCTTGTTCCACTAACAGTTTCAACATACATTACACAAGATTGAAGTGCTGAAGATGCTGTTGCTTGATAAACACCGTGAAGTCCACTTTCAACTGAACTTATGTAAACTGTGTTCATAAGATATCTTAATAACTCAGATGTAGAATAGCTACTTAAATCATCTTTCGTTATAAACTTAAATAATGCGAATGGATTACCAACTGGTGTAGAGCTACTAAAACATTTGAATGTGTATTCATATAGCTTAGTTTCTGAACTAGAAGCATCTAATCTTACATTATGTGATAGAGTAAAGCCTTCAGGACTATGAGCTATCTTTGTCATAAATACAGCATTTACGTAAGTAATGTTATCAGTATATGTAAACATTTCACCATATTTATAACTTTTTGTAGTGTCATATTGGCCTAATACGTTTTGTTCAGAACTATCATTATACTTTAAGAAACCTGTAGTTGTTGCATCATCACTAATGATAAAGTCTAATAAGACTAAATTTACTGTTTCAAGAAAAGCATTATATACATCTAACTTTACTTTAGTATCAGAAATGATAAGTTCATGTTGAACGTTATGAGTTGTCAATACGATATCATCAACACTGTTTACTGATGTCACATAAATGAAATGTTTATATGTATCGTCTAATGTGTAAATTATTGGCTTAGGTTGCGATAAAGATATACCAGTTAGATAAGTAATTGATACTGATGACTTAACTAAATCTATAACTTCATCTAATTCATTATCAGTGTATTCTTTAGCATCATTTAAGACTTTAGCATCTTGTTCATCAACATATTCACGAAGATTTTCAGTAGCTGAAATGCTTCGATATACTCTAAATAATCTAACTGGTGATTTAGCAACAACGTTGTTGTTTGACTTTAAAACAAGTTGGGCTTTTAATTCACCTGCTTGAGCTAGTAAATACTCATCTAATAGTAATTGAGTTGTAGATTGAATAGGTCCTACAGTATACTTAGTTCCATCTGCTAATTCAAAATCAACATATCTAAGATATTGCTGTAAGTCTTCTTCAATTTGAAAGTACAAATATCTGAATGAACTTTCTCCTACCCAACCTATACAATTTGTAGAGTTTGTAATTTGCATACTATCACTTCCTTAATTAGAAAATTTGAATGACTTCATCTTTAAATACTATTGGCCGACCTTTAGTACCTACTTGAAGAGCATGCTCATCATCGATATACGAAATTGAGAGTTTGTATTTATTATCTTCTAGTATTATACTACCCTGGTTAAATGCATAATATACAGTTTGTGAACGATTTCTAAATCTACCGTGTATATTAAGAAATCTTTTAATCGTATACCACATTTCTGCAAATGCATTAAAATCATTGCCATAAGAGTTAGGATTAGCATCATATACTAATAAATAGCCATCATAGAAAAAGTTTTCCATAAGTGCTGAACCTTGAATGTCAATTTTATGTAAATACAAATGATTAGAACTGCCTCCACCGCCTGGTTCATAGCTTTGTAGTTCAATAGCAACTTCATTAGAGATTGCAAGTTTAGTACTAGTTGTGATAGCATACCATTGACCACTTATACAAACGATATAAATGACATCAGATGGATTTAAGTAAGTATTGTCATTTAGCTTAATCATTGTTGTCACCTACTAATTGATTGTAGATTTCTTCAGTGATAGCTATCAAATTGCCATTTCTTAGCTTAACGTAGTATTCACCGTTAAGTTTTAAAGGCATGCTAACATTTTCCTCGTTTATGTAAAGATTATCATTTATCTTAATCATACTATCAATTCCTTTCTATAAAAATTTTGCTACTAAGTAGCCTATGACTAGTCCAACAATTGTAGTTAGAATAGCACCAATAACGACTTTTTTGTAATGCTTAAAGTCTTCTAAAGGTTCTTTTTCTAAAGCATCTAGTTTTTCACTAGTCTTTTTCTGTTCTTCACAGATATTGTTCATGTTGATTGACAATTCTTTGATACTTAAATTGATTTTTTCAAGTTTTTCTGAAGTAGTTTCTAACCTACCGACTCTATGTTCTAGAGACTCTAGTTTAGTATCATGTACTGCTACTTTCTCTGCTAAGTCTATTCCTGGCATTATATCACTCCTTTACTGTTGATTGTATTAGTTTGCCAAAGGCAACTCATAATGACATAACATCATTATGAGTTATTCTCAAGGTTAGAAAATTTTAATAACAGTGTCATAAAAAGTAAATGGCTGTGCTTGGTTCCACGAAGATGTTTGATTTACAATATCATTAAGATATACTTGTAAAGTATTTCCTGAATAATAATCTAAATTTGCTATAACATAAGATTTTTTTGCTGTATCATCATAAAGAATTTTATCACTGACTAAAAAGTATTTATACTTGTTATAAGCACCGTTATTATGTAAGACATCATATGCAGTTAATTGAGTATTACTTTGTAAATAAATAATTAAACGCATTGAATTAGTGTAGCCTTGAAGATAAACACTTACAAGATGTGCATATAATTCTCCACCACCAGCCTTATACTTAACACCATCAATCTCTAAACCTTCTAAATTATTTTCAGTTCCTTCTAATGTAGGGTTAGCAACTACTCTTGATTTATTCAATGTATACACATTAGTTTGTGTATAACTCCAAGTAGTTTGAGATTTATTGTAAACAACTGAAATGACTTGTTCATAGTTAGTATAAGTCAATTCTAACTTAGTATCAGCTTTATAGTTAACAACATACGTCTTCAATATGCCTTGATTATTTTCTACAACTAAATCACCACAATGAATTATATTGCATTTAGCATTAGTTAAAGCTGTAATATTTTCAACTGCAAATTTAGCACTTCCACCTAAATCATCCCAAGCATTTAAGTCAGCATCCCAAGCATAATTCTTACCAGTATCAGTAGTATTGTATACCCAACCATTTTTCATACCTTCAGTAGGTAAGTCATCGTAACTAGCAACTGTGCCTTTAAATACGTATACACCTGAAATGACTTGTTCAATTTGTTGTTCTATTACTTCAAAAGCTTCATCAATGTCTTTTCCAGATAAAGAACGTTTAGCTCTTTCAACTGTTCTTGGTTCTGGATAGCTTGTAAATCGTCTTGCCATAATATCACCTCGTTATTTTAATGGCACATCTGCTTGTACTGAAATGCCACTAAATGGTTTTTTATTTAAAACATATTGAGAAGTACCAGTTGAAAAATACATATTATTACCATCAGTCCAAATGTTTTGTCCAACTAAAAGAGAATAACTCCAAGTTTTAGTTGACCAAGTTGAAGTTTCAACATCTAGAACATAATGATTATGTGAGGCTGAATAATAAATATTATTACCATCAGTCCAAATGTTTCCGACATTAAAATTAGCTGGCATACCTGTCCAAGTTTTACTTGACCAAGTTGAAGTTGCAACATCTAGAACATAATGGTTGCTGCCACTTGAATAATAAATACTATTACCATCACTCCAAACACTACTACCATAAAAACTATTTAAACCTGTCCAAGTTTTACTTGACCATCTAGACGCCTCTTTATCTAAAATATATTGTTGAGTACCTGCGGAATAATAAATATTTTCACCATCACTCCAAACATTACCGGCTTGAAAACTAGTTAAACCATACCAAGTTTTTGTTTCCCACCGTTTAGTTTCTTTATTTAGTACATATTGATAATTTGAAACTGAAAGATAAATATTTTCACCATCAGTCCAAATACTTGGAGCACCAAACTCAATATCAATACCTGACCAAGTTTTAGTTGACCAAGTTGAAGTTTCAACATCTAGAACATATTGTTTCGTACCATCGGAAACATAAATACTCTCACCATCAGTCCAAATACTTCCTGCATTAAAATCCGTTAAACCCGACCACGTTTTAACTGACCAGGTTGAAGTGAATTTATTGGCTAACCAACATCTAGTGCCTATTAACTTCTTCCCAGTTTGAATACTCTCAATCTCACTTGAAAAATTTTGGGGATTTATCAACCCACTTGAACCCTTTTTAGCTCTTATAGTATTTGCTAAATCAAGTAAAAAATCATTTAGATTATTTGTTTTACTCATAATATTTTACCTCCTTAAATTGAAGTATTTAATACAGTAGTAATTGAAGCATCTATCAAATTTTCAACTTCAGTTTTATTGTAATAATTTGAAAATTCTACTAAGTCTTCAGAATTATAAACCCATTCATTATCAGTACAATCATATGATTGAGTTTCAACTCTTGATGCATCAACGTATGTTAAACACATACCTACACCTTCTTCTTTGTAGCTAACCATATAAACGTGGTATTGATTACCAGTCTTTTTAGCTACTAACATACCAGGTTGCAACTTATTACAATCCTCAGTAGTTAAAGTTGTCATATCTTCAACAATTAGTTGAACATAAGGCACCTTTGTCATATTTGCGATAAATCTTTGCATGTCTTGCCATTTTTTATAAGCCATTTTTCATTCCTCCTTTATTCTTTTAGCTTATTTGTATTTACTAGAGAATACGAGAGAAATCTAATAATATAATTATATTAAATTAAATCTCTCGTTTTCTCTGGTGTACCATTATTGTTACTTCTTTTTAGCTAATTTGATAGCTTTTAATACTTTTTGAAACTTTTGATTTGATTTTGAGTCTTTGATGTATCTTTTAACTCTATAATTTGAAGTTAAGAATTCTTCAGCCTCAGCTAAGCTTTCAAAGTCATAGTAACCTTGGTTCCAAGTTCCATCATCTGGTGAATAACCAACTCCAACAACATAATCTTTGTTGTTTCTTCTAACAATAGCATGTAATCTGTTGTCTCTTAAGTCTTCATATAGCTTAACTACTTCAAAACCTTGTTTAGTCTTGTCTTTGTAAGACCAAGATTTGAATGATGAAATAGGTTCAAAGAAGTCATCAACTTTAGAGTCATCTACTGAGTCATCAATTCTGTCTTGCTTTAACCATTTTCTAATATCATTCATAGCTTCTTGATATGAGTCAAAATCAGCAACTCTATCTCCAGTTGATTTTTCATCTAATTTGTAATGACCATAAGCATCTTTAGATAAGATATACTCAACTCCTCCAATAATAAAGACTTTAGACTCATCTTCAACATTGTTGTCTGAAATAGAGTCTTTGACATATTCAGGATTTTTCTTAAAGTTTTCTTTGTAGTTATAAGTTTTAGCATTTAGTTGTCTATCTGGATGTTTATATTCTTCTTTTATGTGTTCAATAAATTTGTCAAGTTCACGAGTAGACATAGTCCATTTAGAATAAGAACTTATAGTTCTATTATGATAATCTACACGGTCCATAGTCTTTTTATCTAAATTATGTTCAATAACAGCTTCACCTGTTTTTACTTTGTATTCTGTAAAATAGTTATTATAGCCTTCAATTAGTAGATATACCTTATACTTTGTAAAATGTCCATCATCCCAAGTAACTTCTTTTGTAAATGATATTTCTGTACCAGGCAAATATTTCAAATATTTAAAGTATTCACTATAATAATCAGTATCATTAACCATTTCGTCATCAACATTGTTGTTTGAAATAGCGTCTTTAACTGTATATGATACAACTTTGTCTGCATATTGGAATATGTCTGCCCACATGTTATTTAATTTTATAGCAGCTTTATGAGCTTCATCGTTATGTTCAGTTTTAGTTTCTTGAATGAATAAACCAGTAAGTTGACCTAATTCATCGATTTTTCTACTAATTTTCTTAAAGACTAAATTAGAGTTAGAGTCATTAACTGTTTCATCTTCAACTATGTTCTTTAGTTTAGAGTCAGCAACATACTTGTTAGCTCCAACCATTCTAACATTTAAGCCTTGACGTTTAGCTTCAAATTTCATAGTGTTAAGAGCATCTTCAAAGTCATCTGTATAATAAGTGCCATCTTCATAATACTTACCATTTTTATAGCATTTTAGAACATATTCGTCATAGTCATTTTTACGTTTATCTAACTTAAATGTATACTTATCATCATCTTCAACTTTTGTATCTTCAACATTCTTGCTTGTTAAATCGATTGTTTCTTCATCTTCTAATTCTAATTCATCAGAAATAGTCTTATCTTCATAGATAGTCTTATTTGCAAATTTAGCAATAGTAGGCTTAATCTTTGAAAATTCTTTATGGTAAGCAATTTCATCAAATTTACCATTTCGATAGAATTTTTCATAAACGTCATCTAGTTGGAAAAATAACGTAACTTCCATCCATTTGAAGTCTTCACGTTTATCTGTTTTACATAAGACTTGCAATTCTAATTTAGTATCTTTTGCAATACCATTTGTAATCTGTTTAACTCTACCATGAACTATTTTCTTTACTTCATTTACAATGAATTGCAATGTAATTTCGTCTGCAGAATTAACATAAATTGATTGTGCTGAAAACCATCCAGCATCGTCTAATTCAAATTTCATAATTTCCTCCTTATTTTAATCTAAAGCCTTGCCTTCTAGCAGAAGCTTTAATTCTTTCTTCAATTACATCTAATCTTAATCTAGCACCACGATTAGATAGTTCTTTCATAACTTTATCAATAGCATCTTGCATCTTACCTGTAGAATTAGCTACTTCTTTAACGATGTTGTCTAATGCTGTGCTAAAGTCAACGTCATTTACTTTAGAGTCTTTAATTTCTTGTCCAGCTCTATTAGTGATTTTCATTTTCATTCCAGGAGCACCTGACATATTGTCTGCTGTTTGTTTCATTTGCTTTTTAAGTGCTTCAATACTATCACTATAACCAATGATATGCCATTCACAATGTCTATCTACATACCATAACTGATAATCATTATGCCAAACACTATCATTTGCTTTATAGTCTTTTAAGCTATCAACAAATAAGAATTTGTCATAACCATTATACTTAGTTAAGACATTTAGTATGCTAACTCCATACTTTTTAGCAATATCTGACCTTGAAACAGCACCTTCATTTTTCATTTGAGCTCTGGCTTCTATTCTAGCTTGATTTCTTAATAGATTTTCTTTTCCAGAGATTAGTTCATAATTGTTAGGGTCGTCATTCATATGATTGCCATCTAAATGGTCTATTTCACGATTTCCTAAGTCTACTTTAAAGATAGTTCCATACACTAATCTTGAAAATGCAATTGTTGTATCAAATTGACTATTAGCACATCTAAATACTCTATGTTCTTGTGTTCTTCCTTGATTAAACTCAGGTATTGTTCTTTCAACACAGTCATACCAGTTAATTCCATCAATTGTAGCATAAGCAACATCGTTGTATAAGACAAAGCTTACTCTGTTTTTGTTTTGAACTTTAAAGCATTTATTTAGCTTATCAATTAAAGCTTTATCAGTTATAAGTTTGCCATCATACAATGTTGTATCTTTTTGAAGTTTCTTCCATCTAGTTAAAGCAACTGAAATTGCTAAAGCTGTATCTTTATATAGTTTCTTATTGTTCTTTACGAATTCATTTACGAATTTAGCTTTAGCTGAGTCATTAGCTTTAGAGTCTTTAAATCTTGGCTGGTAGAATATGATTTCATTATCATCAGTATAAACATCTTTTCCATATTTAGCAAGTTTTCTTACTTGTTTTCTAAACCATTCATAGCCATCCATATTGATTTCATCAGGTCTTATTACTGCAACTAAATCTCCAGAATACTCATACCATCTTGTGACTTTATAACCAAGATTATCAATTGCTTTTTCAACTTCAGCTTTACTAAATTTTGTTTCAGCGCCATTACCAACTCTAAGTTTTGTTAAACCAGTTGAGCCATCTCTGTAAATATCTACATTGTCATATTTTTTAGACAAAAGTTCTTTAGCTAATTTTGCTTTAGTCTTATCTTCAATAAACAAATAGAAATTTCCTTCAGCACCAGTCATTTTAACTACTTTTATGCCATTGCTTTCTAATAACTGTTTAGCTTCTTCTATTTTGCCGTCTTTTACTTTAGAGTCTTTAGGTTTAACAAGTTTTATGATAACAACTGGATGGTCACTAGCTTTAGTCATGCGCCTATCAACTTCTTGTTCTGTCATTTTTTGAAGATGTTTTTCTTTCTCATCGATAACCGTTTCTACAGTGTATACTTGAGTTGATTTGTCATATTTCAAGATAGTATAGTGATAATGAACCCAATCACCATGTTTACTTGCACTCGTCCATTCAGTTCCTATTCCGTATTTTTGAGAATTAGCTTTAAATGAATTGTCTTCAAAACTAATTAACGTTACTGATACATTACAATCGTTGCGTTTTATTTCTTTATCACCAAGTTGTTTAGCAGTAACTTTGTACTTAAATTTTTTGTATTTAGCTTTAAGATTATCTAATAGAGATGTAAACATTGCTTTTCCATCCTTGTAATTAGTATCTGCTAACTGATAACTAATATAGACGCCTTCATCTGAAAAAGCATATGGTTTTGGTTTGTGAATAAACTTATCTTTAAATAACCTATTTGCTTCATTAAGAAACTCTTTTGTGATAGCATCGTCTTCTTTAATTATTCTTGAGTCATCTTTTACCTTTGTGCTATCTTGTAATCTTGCAATACCAGCTCTTCCTTCTCTACATAAAGCTACATGATTTCCTCTGATACAATGTTGATAGTAATTGCCATTGTCATCTTGAATAATATCACAGTCATAACCACAACTTAAATCTGTCATTTGACCAGATTGGACTAAATCGATAGCATCTTGATTTGTTATGACTACTGTTCCCATTATTACATCTTCATTTCCAACTTTGCCTTGTTTAACATCTCTAATATAACCAACAGCTAGTTGTTTGAAGTTTTCTGTATCTACATTTTGGTCAGGATGTTCTATTGTCAAAGGCTTATTCTCAAAAGATGCCAATGTCTTTTCATCAAACACTTCTTCGAAAGGTCTATCAATATCGATAATTGAACAATCATCTGTATCAAGCCATAACTCATTCTTACGATATTGTTGTTTGCCAGTTCTTGCTAATATCGCATTAGTACAAATGAGAAATCCAGAATTGTCAATATAACGATTTTGACTTAACTTTTCATTTACAAGTATCTTCATTTTATATATTCCTCCTTATATTTATATTATATATTACTACTGATTAACTATGTAATCAAAATTGACAAACAGGGATACTTTTAGATTAAAGTTATATATTTATTATACTCTAATCGAAAGTACCCCAGAATGTCAATTTTAATAACTAGTTTCAATAGTTCCGTATAAAGTTGTGCATACCATACTAAATGTATAAGTATGTCCTATGACTTTAGACTGAAATTTATCTATTGAAATAATTCCATCTACTGTCATAGTCTTATTAAATATGTAAGCATCAAATATTCCTTTAGTAGCTCCTTTATCAAATAAAGGTAGACCATTGTTGATTTGATACCATAATTCATTTTTGATAACATTTAGCTTTTGAGTTAGTAAATCTGCAATAGCCTCATTATCAGTTCCATAGTTATCATGTTTATCATTACCATTATAGAACTTAGCAGTTCCATCATTATTTTTGCCATAACTACCAAACCAAACTACATGTCTTACTTTATCGTCATCAGTCTTTAATCTTCTACATTTCATTATGCCCATCGTCCTCCTTTTTCAGTCAATGAGTTATACCAACATAAGTCTGGATTTGCGCTATCCCAAACACCTGTTAATGAAACTTCAGTTTCGACATATAGATACTTTATGCCTAAGCTTTCTATTGTGAATAGTCCAGATAAGAACATCTTTTCGATATTAGATGTAGAACCATAACTAGAACGTTCATCGAAATATACATTTACTGAACCACTTACTGAATTAGTTATCATATAAATCTTGAAACCTACTGAGTCATAAAACTTATTGATATCGTCAAATGAACCATTGAAATTGTTTTTGATAATCATCATTCTGATTAGTAGCAATAATTCATAGTCACTTAGATTTAATGCCTCATTATGATATACTGAGTCTTCATCATAATATTGAACATTGAATTTTCTACTTACTCCAAAGATACTAGCTAAATAATCAAATAATAGATTGTCATAAGTAGGATTGTTCTTTAGTTCAGTCAATTTAGCTGAAGTGTAATAGTTGAATGATACATTCATTACATCTAGTTGTTCAAACATGTCAGATAACGTAATGTTAGATTGTTTGATGAAACCATAGAAAATCTCAATATGGTCTGTTATGCCATAGCTTTTTCTTAAGAATAATGTAAGCTTATTTACATAATAGTCTAATGTAAGATTGTTATCAGGTAAAAAGTTCATAGTCTACCTCCTTAAGAAATTGTAATTGCAATTGAGCTTAATGTCTTTGTACTGTCTATACTATCACTAGATGTTGTTGTATCTGTATATGTTGCAACATAATGAACTGTTGTATAGTTGTAGTATGTATCAATTCCAGAATAATCAGTTGCATTTCCACCAATAGTACAAGTTGAAACAGAATATGTTGGTTGACCTCTAAACATAGGGTCAGCATATTGAGCTTGAACTTTTACATTTGCTATTCTTAATGTTTCATTGATGACTAAATCATTAGCATATTGCATAACAGCATTTGCAAGTAACTTTATAGCCTCATCATTGTATGTACTAAAGTAAGTTAATGGTGTGATTGTCAATACAATGTTTGGATTGATAGGTGTACATTCCTTCCAAGTAATAGTCTGAGAAATACTAGTTCCAGTATTAACGTTATAAGTATGCTTAACTCCGTGAGTAGTATTTACATTTGAACTTGTATTGATACCAGGTGTTAACTTATTGTAAATGACTGTAGCTACATCTACATCAATTGGCTTAACAGCTGCATATCTTAATAGAACATAAATACTATGAGCTTCAATTGAATTTGTATCAGCAGCTGGTTTTGCAATATTGTTAAAGTTGTTGTAGATTTTAACATCATCAATACCGTTAATGTCAAGTAAAGCACCAGTTAATGATTGAAGAATTGTAACACCAGATTTAGCTAATGAATTGTTTCTTCTACTTCTTAACTTAACATCAGTTTCAATATTGTCACCAGGATTAGCATCTGCTGTTTGTTCAAATGTTAATGTAGTCATTCCAACAAACGTTTGAATTGTTCCTATAGGTGCCTCAATATGTCCTATATTTGAACAAACTGCTGTAATTGCTGTTCTTGATGGAGTAGTTCCAACTTTAGCTGGAAAAACAGTTCCATTAGGATTAGTACAAGTCCAAGTCCACTCAATTCCATTGATATCTTGGAAGACTAAACTATCATTATAGTTGACAGTAACAGCATTTGCTGTATCATTGATAACATCAATTGCAACTGTTCCTTTAGTTGCTTGCTTTCTAATGACATTTGAAAATGATGCTAATACATCTAAAAATTTACCAGCTGCAGATTGTGGGTCTAAACTATTAAATGCATTGTTAATCATTTGCAAAAGATTGAATATCATCAATGAAATGTTTCTTACATAAATGCCATCAGCTGATGTTGTTGATAAATCAATATCTGAGCCATAAACTTCTCTAAACATTTGTGAAAATGCTTGTAAGACTTCAGAATAAGTTGCTACAACAACTCCATTTGATGTCCATTTAATAAGCTTTGTATAATCAAAAGTATTGTTTCCTAACATCTTATCATTCCTCCTTTATTTTAGATTGATTAGTATACCATACTGTTCTGAATGTAATGGTGACTTATTAGAAATTGTTCTAATCTTACCATCATTGCTTATAGTCCGTAAATTAGATGTGAAATCTTTGTCTGTAAAGATAGCTAATACTATCTCATTTTCAATTGGTGTTTCATTAAAGTATCTACAACTTATATATTTAGACTCAGTTCCTTCAACAATCGGAAATGGTTCAATAATAGCTAACATATTGTCTTCATCTATTTTTCTGACTATTCCAAGTGTAGCTACTTTTAAGTCTCTTTTCGTCTTATCAATAATGCCTTGTAAAATTTGAATAAAATCACCAGTACTATCTTTTTGACTCATTATTTCTCACCTCTTAAACCTTTAGTTAGACTTCTAGATTTTGCTAAAAGTCCACAATAGAAATTTCTTCCTCTATTTTCTAATCGATATTCGATTTGATAGATAGTGTATAAACCTTGTTCATCCATAAATATTGTTGGTAACGGACTAGACTTTACCTCAGATAATGAAGTCAATGAAACATCTATAATGCTATTGTCTATCTGTATTGTATCACCTGGCATAAAGTTAAATGTAGGCAACATAGACATTGATACACCATCACTAGAAATTGTAGGATAGCCATTAGTCAATAGCACATTATTTGAATTGATAGGAATAAGTCTTCTATCAGTTCTATAACTATCGAATATCGTTACTGTATTACAACCTGATGCATCTGATTGAACTTCATAAGTATCAGAATTTGAAAGCAATTGTTCTAAAACATTTCCAATAGTAGAACTAGTAGTTGTTGTAGTATGTAAGATTTTAGTCTTGAATTCTTCAGATATATTAGCATCAGTAATACCAGCTCTTTTACATAAGAAATTAAGAACATTATACATATTCAAACTACTGTTCAAAGTTAAGTTCATCTTTTTGTTATAGACTCCCATAAGTCTAGATGTACAAATAACATAAACTGTATTTGTAGATGCATCATCAAGTTTATTACTGATATACATTACATAGCCTTTGAAAATAGAATGAGGTGTAGACATAGATTTATAGCCACATTTGATTTCAATTCTATCAAATTTGCCTCTAATAAGTCTTACAACCTCTGAATATGTTAAGTTCTTAATTTCAACTGTAAAGTTATCTTTTAAAGCTGACAAGTATTTATAGCCAACAACTGATATGTCTAAGTTGTCATTTTCATTCCGACCAATTGTCACTTCTTTACACAATGTTGTTGATGTAAATGTGACTGTCAATAATCTCATCCAAGCTTTAATCATACTATCACCACTTTATAATAGCTTCTTTTAAGATGTCCATAAGCATATCGTTATAGTCTTTCAAATCAATTGCAGATACTAAAATACAATAGTTCATCAAATTATGTGTATCTTCTGTTTCAGTAGTTTGCTTATACATCAAATATACAAATCTTCCAGTAACTGTAGTTCTAAATAGATAGTTGCCTTCAGTACATTTATCTATACTATCATTAAATTGTAATTCAGTTTGAGAATACTTGTTTACAGTATTATTGTTGATATCTGTAACATTTAATCTGTAACTGCCATTTTCATTCTTTGAGAATGTAAATAGATAGTATTCATTATCGATGTATGTGCATAATTCTTGAGGTTCATCAGAACCAATACCTAGAACTTTCATTACTTTTTCTAATTGTTCTACATGAGTTTTTACTTCGTTAATGAATGTTACGAATTTTGTTTGAGTATCTTTATCTTTGTTTTCATCGTTATAGTAGTCAAATACCATTTGTTTTTTAGCTTTAAAATCTACTTGATGAAAGATAGCATCAAACATATTCTTTAAACCAATACCAATTAAAGCACCAGCTGCTACAATACCTACAAAAATAAGACCAACACCTGTAACTGATATTGCAGCTAAAACTGTAACTAATGCTCCAATTGCTACAGCTCCTAAAACTCCACCAGCAATTTGAGCTACAGCTGGTGCTAAATGATTTAAGAATTCTTGAGTAACTAAACCTTTATCATACATAATATCTAAAATCATTTTTACTAATGTATCTTCATCAATAAATGTATCAGTAAAATCTAATGTAGCTGGGTCTGTTAATGCTGGTAATGTAGGGTCTGTAACGTCAACTTCGTATAATGTTTCATCAACATCAATTGTCATTACTTCTCTAAAGCTAAGTCTAGCACTAAAGCTATTGTAGTTCTCATCAAATGTGAAACTAGTCAAAGCCATATTATTACGTTGCTTAAATCTAAAGTCTCCATTTTCAAAACTACCTTTGATTGTATAGATATCGCATAAGATACCTTCATCTTTAATTCTTTCAAATATGTCTTCAATATAGCCTAATCTATTAGCTGGAGTATCAAATCCTTGACCTTTGTGTCCATTAAGACTAAAATCAGCATTGATGTCTACATTCATAGGTTCTCTATACATATGGTCAGCTATCACATCCTTAGAGACTATAGGATATGTAGTAAGAACACTAGAGCCACTAACTGATTTAGTCTTTAATGCATCAAATTCAAAGTATCGTCTTACTCTATCTAATACACAAGATACAATCGTTTTATAAGTCATAGTCTACCTCCTAACTGTTTAAAAAACTATGAACAAGCTTTACTGATATTTCTTGATTATTTGCTAATCCACCAGACTGACCATAATAGTTGTTAGAATTGTCAGTATAATTCAATGTCTTATTAGCGTTTGTTGTGTAATTTGAAATGATATCTGAAACTGCAGCACTCTTTTCTGAAGAACTCATAGTTCCATCAACTCCAAAGACTTTTCCAATAGTAGCAACTGCTTTTACCATAAACTCCATAAATGATAAGCCAGTTTTCATAAACTGTTTGATAGTATCTTTATTGTCAACAAAGAATTCTGCTACTTCATAAGTAAATTCTTCTTTCATATCTAACATTTCAATTTGAAAGTCATTCAATGTATCAAAGAAACCAGACTGCTCTAAATCAGTATATCTTTCAGCATATTTAGTCATCATTTCTACAAATTTCTTTTGCTGATGTTCATCACCATAAGTCAATAAATTTTCAACATCCCAACCAGTCATACCACTTACTTTATTGTAAGCATAAGATTGAGCTGAATTGAAACCATAATTGAAAGCATCATCTATTTTCTTTTGATTGAACATATAAGTAGAAGATGAGTAAGATGCCATTTCTTGAAGTTCAGACCAAGCATTAGAGAAAGCTTTACCAATGTATTCTTCTAAAGTCATAGCACCATTTAAGAATGTATCAGATAACTTTTTGAAACCTAGTTCAGCTAAATTCTTAGCTTTCTTAAGGAATTGTTCTTTGTATTCTTGTTTGTTTTCTTTATACTTATCTGACCGTTTCAACATCTTTAATTGCTTTTCTAATTCTTTAGTCTTTTGTTTAGCTAAATCACTGTCTAATTTCTTTAAGTCATTGATAGTTTCTTCAAGTTTGGCTATCTTTTCTTCTTTTTTGAATAGTTCTTCGTATTCTTTGTTCAAAGCATCCATTTCTTTTGTATTAAAGAAAGCACTTGTAGTTTTATCTTTAGCTACTTTTTCAAAGTCAGAAAACTTCTTTGATACGTCAGCTACTTTCTTATCAACTCCACTAGTATCTAATGTAATATGAATGACCTTTTCATAACTTTCAAT